GCGGCGTCACTCGCGGCGTCACTCGCGGCCCAGGCGGCGTCACTGGCGGCGGCCAAGGCGGCGGCGCCGATCTCACCTCGCTCGTAGGCTAGTCGATCCGCCAGTGCCGCCCACGACCGCGGGTCAGCCCAGCCCGCCGCGCGCATCGCCTCCGCCGCGACCTCGCAGGCGAACCGCACAAGCACGCGGTCGGGCACGAGCGAGTCGTGCAGGCAGACCCACAGGCGATCCTGGGCGGGCACGGCGTCGAGCGACAGGATTTCGAGCGCGCTCCACCGCTCGCGGCGGTACGGCTCGACGAATGCCGGGATGCGCGTGGCCCAGTCACCGCAGGGGCGGCGGGCGAGCACGTCGGCGACGGTGATGGTGGGGAGGTCAGCCATCGGAGCCTCCGTGCGTCCTCCGCAGCGTGACCTCGTAGACACCGGCGCCGATGGGCTTGCTGACGATGGTCCACATGCACCCGCAGGCCATCACTCGCGCGTCTGTCTTCAGCAGCAGCTCCCGCAACTTTTCGCGCGTCATCGTGGTTCGTGCGCTCTCCGGCGTCCGGTAGAACGCCTCGGGCAGTTCCAGGCTAGCCATCACTGCTCTTCTCCTTCGGCAGCATCGTGATCGTCTTGGTGGTCGTGGTGGCCTGCGTGGTCACCCAGTTGGCTACGTTGGCCAGCTTGAGCGCTTGCTGCTTACCCTGCTCGAAGTTCGGGGCTTCGACCTCCACGTACGCGACGTAATGGATGCGGCTCTCAAGCACGACCTGGTAGCGGTGCATCACGGTTTCTCTGGGTGGGCACGCTGGCCGCGGGCACTTGCTTGGGTTGCAGCGGAAGCATCCGTCGGGGTCGTACGCACCGTCGCATGCACAACCGATTCGCTCGATCTCGCAGAACACGCACGCACCACAGCGTTCTTCAGCCATCCTTAGCCTCCTCGAGCGCCGCCTTGCACACCTGCATGACGGCATCGTCGAACTCCTTGCACTTGTCGTTCACGCTGGGCCTCCAGTCGTCAACGCGCCGCTGTAGCCACGCGCGCACATCCCTGTGGGCGATCAGCGACATAGGGCCGCTGGCACCCGTGATGTCCATATGTAGGGACAACGCGGCGCTCAGGACTTCGTACTTGTACCAGTCCTCTGGTAGCTCCTCACTCTCCTCCACCGGTTCCTCCACCGGTTCCTCCACCGGTTCCTCCTTCGACTTCTTATGCCAGTTCGGGCACCCGATCTCGTGGCAGGCGACCCCGTTGATGACCAGCGCCACGCACTGAGAGCAGCGGACGCTGATGGTCACGGGGTCGCCGTGTACTAACCAGGGGTCGACCTTGGACTCGTCGAACCCCTCATTCCGTAGGCTCTGGAGCTTCTCCTGGATCTTGCTTGGGCTGTCCACGCGCTTCCTCCTCGGCTCTCGCCTTCTCGAACTCCTCGGCGAATACGACGTCTGGACTGAGGCTACCCACCGCCTTGAGGATCATGATGATCCGTCGGAACATGATGAGGTCGTGGTCGTCGAGCTCGTCGTAGGCTCCCTTGTTGTAGCGGTCACGCATGTACGCGTGGGCGTGCTCCGCGTGGGTCAGGGTGGTGTAATCACGGCGGTCCAAGTGCTCGAGGAGCCGCCGGTCCAGGAACTCGTCGGGCCCGGACAGCGGGATCACCTTCGTCAGCCCTAGTCTCTGTTCAATCGTTTCGTTGGCCACTATCAACCTTCTGGTTCGATGGGTTCGTCTACATCGCTCTGGTTGTATCCGGTGAGGATCTCGGGTCGATAGCGAGAGAGCTTCTCCTCCTCGCACTTGTCGCAGACTCTACACAGCTCGATGCCTTGCGCGTCTTTCGCACACCAGGACGGCTCGTCTGAGAGGACCCCGCCTACGCAAGCGTGCATCCTACTCATGCTCTGGTTCTCCTCTTGTGGAGTGAATATCCTGCCGTGCCCACTACGCGTACCCTATGCAGCTCCTCTCGCAACTTGCGCTTCAGAGAGGCCACACGTTCTTCTTGTTCCTTCCTCCACAGCACCACGGCTCTGTCGGGCGTCGTACTGAGCCCGTTGAGTGAGACGCGTACCCCGTTACCACCGTGACGCAGCGCCGGCATGGCGCGCTCTAGCTCCACCTCGCGCGCACCGAACGGCCAGCCCATGACCTCCCAGACGTGGAGCTCCTCCTCGATGGTGTCGTACTCCGCCACATAGTAGAGCGTGCCCGCCCCTTTTCGTTTCTTTCTCATGGTCCCCTATCGTCAGTGCAGTGGGCGCACGAGTACCGCTGCCACGATGTGTTGGACACAAAGTGCAGATTAGGTGGAGCCTTGGTCCCGCAGTACTGACATTCTGCGAGCACGGCGTCGATCACCTCCTCCATGTTCACGCAGATCTTCGTGTTCATCAGGTACATCAGCTCGGGCTCGCTGATAGGGTTGTCGAGGAGCACGATGGTCCTCTGCCCCACACCCGCGGCCCAACCCAGCTCGAGGTGAGCGCTGCGCCCGCACGGGAGCACGAGTACCGTCGCGTTCGCACGCTTGAGCGCAGTCATGTCCTTGGCGAACCCCGCCTTCGCAATGGGGTGCTCCAGCACCTTGTCGCGGAACAGCCGGGGGTCCTTGAGCTGCTCGTCAGTCGCGCACTGCGTCCAGCTGAATCCGGTGTCGCCGGGTGCCGGGTTGCGAAAGTCGTAGACCGCGTGCCCGGCTTCACGAAGGGTCGCGACTACGGAGGGCTGGCGTTCGTTGCGCCAGCTTGAAGCTACGTAGATCCTCATCAGTTACTCCTTGAACCACTCCGGGGAGTGCTCGCGCAGGATAGCCTCGACCTCTTCGGCCGAGTAAGACTTCGAGGCCACCTGCTTGCAGGCCCAGACGCTGTAATGGTCTTTGACCCACTGCTGCACGAGCGGGGCCAGCTGCTCGACCAGCGCGTCCTGCGCCTTCTTGTCGGCGCCCTCGTCCCCGTCGGGGTCGCCGTACTCCTCATCGAGGTTCTCGACCAGGCTCTCGACGGCGCGTTCGAGGTTGGCCGAGATCTCCGCGTCGGGGACGACCTGCCGCGAGTACGCTAGAACCTCTAGCGGACAGGCGTCCTTGATGGCGTCCAGGATCGTGTCGTCGTCGCTGTCGATGTCGTACTCGAAGTACTCCACCACGGCGTCCTCGACGTCTGCATGTGTCAGGAACTCCGTGCTCCTGCAGGTGTAGTAGTCCGCGTTGTCGAAAGCGTCGTCAGCCATTCTTCTCTCCGTCCTCTACCTTCAGTACGGCTTCCACTACGGCGCCGGGAGATAAGGCGTAGGTCTTCCAGCCCTTCTTATTGGGTACGTAGACGATGACCAGCAGCGCTCCGTCCACGTTCAGGGCGACTTCTACCTTGCGCCCGTCCTCGACCTCGGCGGAGGCCACACCCTGCCGGAGGTGCAGCGCGTCTTTACTGACGTGGGCTTCGATGCTGAGCGTCGTCTTGCCCAGATCTTCGGACTTCAGTCCCATAAGCTACTCCTCTCGATGGCGTCCAACGCTGCGCGGTACCCCTCCCAGAAGGACGCGTTCGTAATCGCCTGTGTGGCGCACTGGTAGGTCCCCCGGGATAGGTGGAACCGGGCTCTGCGCAGCTCGTCCTTCGCGTCTCGAATAGCCGAAGCTTTGTGCTCCACCAGCGTCTTCTTGATCATGGCTCGCGCACACTTCTTGACTGCGTCGTTGTTCATTCCATGAACCCTTCCGGCCAGTAGTTGCTGGCTGCCTTATCCGTCTTGATCGCGCGGAGTAGCTTCTCCACGTCCGCCTTGTCCACGCCGACCTCCTCTGCCGCCGCGTAGGCAGCTAGCAAAGAAGCGTCGCCGCTCGTCATCTGGACGAGGTGCCTGACGAACGCCGCAAGGAAGAGAGCGAGACGTCGTACTCCTTCTTCTGTGCTGGCGTCATGCGGCTGAACCTCTCCTCCCGCATGTCGTTGAACAGGGGCATGCAGCACCCCTCCCCGACGTACAATTCCTTCTTGAGTCGGGGCTGGTCCGCCCCCGCCTTTTCGATTGCTCCGCACCAGTACCTCCCAGAGTGAAAGATCAGAGACGGGCAGTCGGTGCCGGGTCCGTGCAACGAAGCACCGACCCAGCACCTAGCCTTCACACAACAGAGGCCGCTACCCACGCAGGGAACTACGTAAGCGCGCCAGTCTTCATCAGGCATGTTTGACAGCGGAGCGCTTCTTGGTGGTGCGCTTGCGAGTCTTCCTGAACTTCTTGACCCGCTCGGCGCCCTCCTCGGTCGCCGCCCAGGTTCGGTTCCAGTTGACCATCGAGCCGACGGCCCTGATCAGCCCCAGCTCCTTCAGGCGCACAACCGGGGCATAGCTGTCTACCGCGCGTGCGCCTCCCGGTTCCGAAGCCTCCTTCAAGAACTTGCGCTGCGCCGGCGTCAGAACAATCGGCGTTGTGTCGGTGGGCATGGCTACTCTTCTTCGACCTCGAGCTCAGAGTCCTGGACGTCGCTGTCGTTGACCTCGGGACTGAAATGGTCGTAACAGTCCCCGTTGTTGTAGACCTCTCTACGGATGCGCTCGAGGAGCTCCTCGTCGTGGTCGAGCAGCGCCTCGGGGATCTTCACGATCTCGGTGCCGCTCGAGTAGACCGTCTCGATAGTGCTGTAGCGGAACCGGTGAGACAGGCGGTCGCTCTCCAACATGGCCGGGTCGAGGTGGTTGTCTGAGACGTACTCCTGGAGGTAGTCGTCGACGAACCGCTGGAGTGCCGAGATGTGCGCACTCGGCGGGGCCGGATCTTCATCTGCGGCAGGCTGGTCGTTCTGGGCCAGGCTGTGCAGCTTCGTGTGCAGCTGGCAGAGCTGGGACCACGCTGGGCTCAGGCCGCTGTAGAAGATGGGTTTGCCGCGCTGGATCTCTTTCAGAAGCCCGGGCACAGACTTCGAGATCTCGGCCCACAGATCGTTGGCCTCCTTGATGCACGTTTCGGCATGAGTAAGAGTCGGGTCGGGAATCTGGTTTTCGCTCATGGCGGCCTCCTTGTAGGCTCACGGTTGTTATGCCGGAAAACCCCGGCTTACGGCGCGTCTACGGGTAGCCCCCGCATGCGCTGGAGCTCGCGGAACTTGTGGCCGTCGCTCACCAGGCGGGCCAGGCGCTTGAAGATTGCATCTTCTTCCTCCCGCGAGATGGGCTCGCAGGACTTACCGAGCATGTGGCGTCGGTTGAAGATGTACGTCTCGGCGTAGTCGGTGCCACCGCAGTACTTGATGACGATGTGGCCGTCTGGATGGTTCTTGTCCTTCATCCCGATGCAGCCGCACTCGAAACGGACCATTGGCTCCTCCTTGGGGTCTACGGATATGACGGTCGAGCGTGTTAGAGTGAACACACTGCGTGACGCACAGCTCTTCCCCTCCTCAACCTACACCCCGCGCGCTGGAGCTCGGCGTATGAAGTCGGGAATTCGTCCACACGGTGTTTCAATGAGCGACGAAGCAGAAGAACGAACCCTCCCGTCTACGAAGCCGCCCGAGCCTCCTCCGAACACCCCTCCGCAGTTCACGCCAAAGGACTTCGCGGACCTTCTGTCGGCGGAATTCGAGGCGATGAGGAAGGACGTCGCAGCTCAGGTGACCAGCGTGGCAGCGATGCTCGAAGAGAGCGTAATGGCTCGTCTCGATCGGCACATGGAGCGAGAGGAGGGAACGCAGCAGGAGATCGCCGAAAGCCTACGTGGCATGAAGGCCGATGTCTCTCAGCTGGTAGCCAACTACCACCGCGTGAATCGCGACGTGGGTGAGCACAGCCACCGCATTGCTGCGCTCGAGGGTGAGCTCCACACCCTCAAGATCCGTATGGATGAGGCCCTCCTGGAGATCAGTCAGATCAAAGAGGCGATGGTAGAATAGGGCGTGTCTCGCGACCGCTTGCCCCCTCCTCCTCTGCCTCCCAGACGCGTAACGTCTATGGGCGTAGAGATTCTGCCCAAGGAGGAGAGAGGAGGTACGTCCGCTCGCCCCTCAGACGCAAAAGAGTTAGTCCTCAAGCGTCTGAAAGAGGTCGAGGACCGCGTACACAAAGGGATAGAGGACCGCGTCCAGCAGGCCATGGACGAACTCACGGCGGTCTTCGAGCGTCGTATCCACGAACTCGAGGAAGAGCTGGCCGAGAAGGAAGAGGAGCTGGTACGAGCTCGTCAGAGAGAGCACGACGACGGCATCCGACGCAGCATTCAGCTCGACGTTCGAATGGATGCGCTTGCTAGGCGGGATGAGGAGCTTGCCAACCGTATAGCCAAACTTGCAGCACCACAGATTGAGGCCTCGGGGGCCGTAGGAGCCAAGGCCGTGGTCGACGCCTCCGAGAAGAGCAGCAAGCGCCGAGAGTTCATCAGAGACATCGTCGTAGGTATCGTGCTGGCGATCATCCTGCTCTACCAGGTGTTCGGCAAGGACCTCTTCAAGGAAGAGCCGCCCCCGCCGCTGCCCAACCCGTCACTCCGTCCCGCGAGCGGGCCGGGGTACGGTGGGCGGCCGTAGCCGCCCTAGTTTCCCTGGAGCAGCTTGCGGGCCTCGTCGAGCGCTCAGCTCTCGCACGAAGGGTAGGGCGAGCCCCAGGGTCCAGACGATCTTGTCATCGTCGTCGTTGCTCTCGGTCATCGACCACTCGCTTTCCGCAGAAGGGGCAGTAGGTGGCGATCACGACCTTCGCGCGCTTGTCGTCGCGCAGGTTGCTGATCCTCTCGGTCGCCACGACGAGCTGGTTGGGGTCGAAGAGGTTGCGGAGGAGCTTCGTGTTGTGCTCCTTGAGCTGCTCGTCTACCTTCTCGTAACACTTGTGGGTCTTGTGCTCGGTCATGCTACGCGTCGTCCTCGTCTACTACGGCGGTGCGCCGGCGCCCCCGCCGCCGGCCGCGGATCTGCTCTGGAGAGACCTTGCGGGCGACGGGAGACGTCGGGGCGGCGAGCGACTCGGCCAGACCGCTCTCTCGCCGGAAGGCGCGAGCGCAGTCCAAACAGAACCGCACGGTCAGCCCCTCGCCCCTCGCCACCAGCACCTTGGGGGACTGGTTGCCAGAACAGAAGCTGCAGGACCCGGCGCTCAGCGCCTCCATCAAGCTGACTTGTATCATCCGCTCTCCACGGTACATCAGTCCATGTCCTCTGGGGGACGAAACCCGACGCCCACGGGGAAGATGGGGATGTTGTCGTCGCTGCGCTCTTGGAAGCGCACGGTCAGCAGCTTCCCCACGTCTTGGGGGGCGGTCTCTAGCAGCGCCGCGCGCTCGGCGTCGTTGCCCTCGGGGCGCACGTCGAAGGTCGCCCCATCCTCCTGCACGCAGGTGTAGACGACGACGCCGTCCCTCCCGGTGCCCCAGGCGACCACCTTGAACTCGGCGTCCTGGAACTTCTTGTACTTGAGCAGGTGAACCGACTTGGCTGCCAGCTTGTACGGGCCGTGGTGCTCTCGGAGCATCACTCCCTCGAAGCCGTCGTTGGTCCAGAACTCGTGGAGCTTCTCGACCATGGCCATGTCCGCTGCCTCGGCGCTGGAGCTCATGACGACGTTCTGCAGGGCGTGTCGGCCGAACCACTCGAACAGGCACTCCGCCCTCTCCCGCCAGGGCATACCCGCCGGCGGCAGGACGGTCGTGTCGTAGCAGAACATCTTGACCCACAGCGTCTTGTCCGTTGGCGTCTCGATGTAGTGGCGGATGGTCTGCAGGCTGGTCCGGTGGACGTAGAGCTCGCCGTCAAGGCACCAGCTGTCGGGGATCCTGCCGCGCAGCTCTTCCTGGATGTGCGGCACGGTGTAGTCCTTGCCGCCCCGGGACATCAGGCGCACGGAGCCGTCGGGCAGGTTGTAGGCCATGCAGCGCACGCCGTTGTACTTCGGCTGCACGGTCAGCGGCCACTTCAGCTTCTTCTGCCTTTTCTCGTCGAGCGCGTAGGCCCGCATGGGCTTGATGTTGACCCCGCTCTCGGCCTCCTCGACGCTGGTGACGTACTTGAGCCGGAGCTGCTTGTCGTACTTGCTCTGCGCCTCGAGCACGGCCTGCTGCTCGGGGCTGGTCTCGTTGGAGCGCCCGATGTTCTTACCCTCGGCCTCGTAGTTGTCCATGAGCTCCTTGTCCGTGCCGAGCTTCCCCCACCGCGTGCAGACGTAGTGCCTGTCGGTCCAGATCTGCCAGTAATTGATCGCCCCGCCCGCTGTCTTGACGTACAGCACGGGCCAGTTTGTGCGCATGCTTTCCTCCTAGTCCGTTATCCCGTCACCGGAACGAGACTTGGTCGATCAGCCAGTCCCAGTCCCTGGTGCTGGGGCGGCGTAGCTCCGGCAGCTCGTGGTTGTACGGCTGCGGCCACAGCACACCAAGCCCAGACCAGCGCTTCTTCCACGCCAGCAGGTTCTCCGGCTTGTCGTCGACGAAGACGTCGCCGAACACGACGTCCTTGTGGTCGGTGAAGATGAGGCGGCTGGCCGCTTCCTCCCCCAGGTGGTCCCTGAACCACGCCCGGCGGTCGCTCTCCCACGTCGTGTTATCTTTGAACGACGCGGTGGGGAAGTAGACGTCAGCGACGAGCATCAGCTTCTTCACGCCCAGGAGCGCGCCCTCGTAGGGCTCCATCCCCAGGTGGACCGCGCCGTGCGTCGACAGGACGCGGTGCACCGCCTCCCGTCCCTCGCGCGTGAGGTCGAGCGACTTACCGATGCTCCAGTGGTTCGGCTGCCAGGCGTCGTCGAAGTCCGTGGGTAGAACACGCGCCCGCTTCGCGCAGCGGATGTAGAAGCGCGTGAAGTCGCAGATTACCCCGTCGACGTCGACGAGGGCGATAGGTCTGTTCATTGCGTCACCAGCTTGCAAGAGATCCCAGAAGTGAGCAGCAGCTCGCGCATCTGCCTCGTGCCCCTGCTGTTCTCGACGTCGGTGTGGAAGGCGATGCCGGCGACCTGTTCGCCCGCGGACCGCCTCTGCAGCAGGTAGGCGAGCATCTGCCGGTTACGGATCATCCCAGCCGCTCTCCCGTGGAGGTCCCAGTCCGCGGGGAACACCACGCAGGGGAAGCCGATGAGTTCTGCCGCTTCCCCTGCGAGACGATCCGCTCCACGACAACCACCGTGCACGACAGTCGTGTCGGATGGGAAGGTGAGGAGCTCCCTGAGGACGGCGTCTAGGTTCTGCCAGTGCCGTCCTCCGCAGGCTAGGAGGTACATCTCAGTTGTCGGGGCCGTTGCGCTCGGCCTCGTGCTTGGCCTGGGCGCCGTTGATCTGGTTGAAGAACTGGTTGAGGGCCTCGCGGGCGGGTGCCTCGCGCGTCGCCACCCACGTGTCTGCTGCGGTGCGGACGAACTCGCCCACGGTCTCGCCGGTGGAGACGGACGCTGAGGCAGCCATGGTGAGGTGGAGCTCCGTCAGGAAGATCTGCACGACGGTGCGCAGTTCGTTGGTCTTCTCCTCGTTGACCCCCGACTGCTGAGCCGCGGTGATCTTCTCGGCGAACTTGTCGAGGATCTCGTTGGTGCTCTTCCTCAGCTCCTCGAGCATGTACAGGCGCGTCGGTGCAGCAGCCGAAGCCCAGGTGCCGTGCCAACAGGCAACGGGGACAACCTTCTTCATCGTTGTTCTGACTCATGGATGTGCTCCTTGTTGGTGTTATTCCCTCGCGGCGCGGTAGATTCAAGTGCATGATTTCAGTGCACGTCGACTTGCCGGCTCCCACGCTGACCGGTACGGAGATCTTCCGCGAGCTCGTCAACACCCTCGGCGCCGTACGCGAGGAGCAGGTCTACAAGCTCGCGCTCGAGGGGCAGATGCCCCTCTTCTTGCGGCAGTGGGTCGAGGTGCCCGTGGCGCACGGCGCGCTCTCTGGCACGGTGTACGTGCTCCCGGACTTCTTCTGCCTGGGCACCAACGAGGACTACTTGTACGCCCCGATGGGGGCGCTGAACGCGGAGCGTGTCGGTGACCTGCTCGGCGCCCGGTTGCCCACGGTCTCTCTGGTACGGCAGGTCTACACCAGCAGCAAGAAGCAGGTGGCGCAACCTTGGGGCCCGCCCTACGACGGCTCCATGAGCCACACCAGCCGTTGGCCCGTACAGACCGCGAAGGTGCGGGCGGCACTGTTCGCCTCGAAGACCAAGCCGGGGGACCTGGTCGAGGGGCACTACAAGAACGTCATCGTCAGCAAGAAGACCATGACCAGCCACGGGGTGATGCTGGGGTTCTGGGGCTGGTTCGACCGGGACGGCCGCCCCATCCAGGGCGACAGTCAGGCGCACGGGGCTGGCTACTGCGACTACTCCCACGGCGTGCGCTACGTCCTGAACGAGATGGTCGTCGAGGGTCAGCTCATGGCCGTGGACGACGTCCTTCGGCACGAGGAGTACTACCACCTCATCAGCGACGAGCGATTCGGTGAGCACACGACGTACCACAGCGCTCGGGCTGCCCATGGGGTCACTCAGGTCCAATACTGAGGCGGCTCTGGTACGCTTGCGGTATGGCACGTTCAGACAGCAACGAAGAAAAGCGCCCCAGTCCATGGAACCTATTCGACGCCCTCACATTTGGTGCGGCGTCGCTTCTTGTTACCTGCCTGGCGGTTTACGTTCAGGTCGTCGGTATCAGCTCTGGGCCTAAGAGTGGGTACGCGCTCACCTGGGTCGTAGCCGCCGCTTTTTGGGGCGGCTACCTGCTGCTGGTTCGCGCTAGGTACAAGTTCATCCAGAGCTACGATCTCATTCTGTCCAACGGCATCATGGTTCGCACGAACGGCTATAAGGCGGGCAGAGGGGCCTTCGAGTTCGAGCTAGGAAGGGTGATCGACGTTTGGTCAGTGCACTTCCCGCGGGCTGCGGATCTGTTGGGGAAGAGGCGCGTATGGGTTTCTTTTGACGATGACCTTCTCACAGCTGCAGTCTCGGAGGGGTCTGGTAGAGCGCCCAGGACGTTTGCGGGCCTGACCTCGATGGGTGGGTCGGGAATTAGGCTCACCTACTTCGGGAACCCAAGCATGCCACTAGCTGCTACCGCCTTCGCCCACGAGCTCGGGCATGTGATCCTCGGTCGTGCGACGAACGCGTGGGACAACGACGAGCACCACACGTTCATGCGGGATCGGCACCTTCCTTGAGGTAGGCGTCGAGCGTGCCAGTGGCCACCCGCAGGCATAGCTTACCGAGCGCGGCCGGGTCGGCGACGGCGGCGCGCACCACGGAGTCGAAGGAGGCGTCTGGCACCTCACCCATCACGGTGATGGGCGTGGTCTTGTACCCGCCGCCGCGCTTCTTCACCCACTTGCTGTACTTCCGCACCACACCCTCGGCCTTCGCCGGCCAGCCCCTCCAGGTGAGCCAGAACCAGGTGGGGACGTAGGCGAACCAGTGGAACGAGGGGGAGTCGAAGCACTCCACGCCGAGCCGTTTGGCGCGCTCGATCATGTACGGATCGACGCGGCGGCGTGTGCCGCGAAGGTTGCGCACGAAGTTGTACGTGACGCGCTGATACCCCTGCCGGGCGTAGAGCTGCTCCTCTTGAGTATGGCGGCAGTGCTCGCCGTTCTGGTGGCGTCGGAGCCCCGACCGAGACTTGGCCACGAGCCCGCAGTGAACGCACCTGTGCCCACCCGTGGTGAGCACGTTGACCTGTTCCGTCATTCCCACATCCCCACTTGAGCGTTGTCGGCTTCGATGCTCCTCGACAGTGCGTACTTCGTCGCGAGTGCCTTCTGGTGCTGCTCGTTGAATACGGCCTTGTAGGCGCGCTCCTCGGCCTTCGCGCGGTCCCCCTTCTTGGCGGCTGGCCAGACCGCTAGGAAGAACCAGTCGGGGACCCAGTAGCCGCTCACCGTCTCCTGCAGCACGCCGTACATCTCGCCGACCTCTTGGAGGATGATGCACACTTTCAGCAGGGTCAGCTTCTGCCGGACGCACACGTAGCGCGGCCCGGGCCCGACCATGGCGGTCGACGTCTTTCCCTTGAACAGGTCGTCAATGTTTGGGTTCGAGCTCATCGAGCTTGTTATCCCCAGCGGGCGGTGAAAAATTGGACATGCGCTAGGCATAAGTCCTACGGTTCAGCACCAACCCTGGTGGAGCATGCAGAGTGTTACCCGTCCCAGCAGCCGCGCCAAGAAGCAAGAGGTCAGGGACCGGCTTGTGCAGCGGGGGTGGCACCCTTTCAGTCATCAGGACCGTCTGCGCGTGGCCTGCCGCTTCGTCCTGCCGAAGCAGGCCACGAACCTCTCCCTCAAGGACGGAGACGACGTAGCCTGGGTGCCCGTGTGGGTTATAGCGGCTCACTACCGGTCGAAGACCGACGAGGAGTTCTTGGAGCGGCTGAAGAGCTACTCGAAGAACAGAACACGCCGTCGCTCTGTGCTAGTCTCGGAGGGCATCCAGCGTAGGCCCCTGGTGTCCCCCTTCTACTTCGCGGCCATCGAGGCCGCGCTCAAGAACGAATGACAAACCGTCCCCTCTTCGGTGACGCCCAGAACGTCTCAAACCACGGAGCTCTTCGGAGTTCGGGCGTGGCTGAGAGTTCGAGCTCAGCCGAGGGTTGCGCAGCCCTCAGCCCCTGCAGCGCGGAGTAGCCTTCGGGCAAAACCTCCTGCGCGGTAACGCTTTTGCGTTCCAGCGTGTGTTCTGGGTGTCACCGAGGAGAGGACGTAGGAGCTTCTGCATGAAGTGGAATCAAGCCAAGGTCGTGATGACGGCCTTGCTCATCACTGCTGTGCTGGTGGTGCCCATCGTCGTCTGGCATAAGCTGCGGCAGCCCTCGCCGGCGGTGCCGGCGAGCTCGCCGGCACCCGTCGGTCCAACGCCGTCGACCCGCCCCTCCGTGGAGCCGCCGCCCGAGCTCAACCCGGGAGATGACATCCTGTCGCATGACAGTTACGTCCACCCAGCGTACTGCCTGCGCTTCTCCTCGAGGGAGAAGCAGACGGGGGAGTGGGTCATCCCGTACCCGAATCGCATGGTCATCACGAGCGCGGCTCAGCGCGTGGAGACGGACTGCGGCTTCTTTCCTACCCTGCGCCCCGACGGGTGGCGCCTCGCGTACTGCCTGGAGACGGGGACGGAGTCGCCCGGCACCAAGCGCGTCGCACGCAAGCTCTACCTCAAAGTCGACGGCGGCAAGCTCGCTGTACAGATCGACAAGCGCGGTGAGGAGAAGACCGCGCAGATCTACGCAGGCTTCTACCCAGGGAAGTGCCTATGACTGGACTACGAAACCTCTCGTCCTTGACGCAGTTCAAGGTGTTCGTGCCCGACATCAGCCGAGAGGACGCCAACAGGAACGTGCCTTGGGTGATGCGCGTGGATGTACCCGAGAACGCACTGTTCCTCGAGGTGGTCGAGATCGACTACCCGCTCAATCCACTCATGGGCGTTCTCGGGCCGAGCCCCAAAAAGACCATCGGCTACGCCTACCAGTTCTTCCGCCCGCTCGGCAGGATTCACCCCGTCTTCATCACCTCCGTCTTCACGGGCACCGACGTGCCGTGGCCAGCGGGGAGCACCGAGCCCAGGTGCGGCGATCTCCAGTGTCGCTACTTGGGCACCACCAGCCACACGGGCATTCTGCTGGTGCATTTGTCGACGCGGGTCTACGACGAGGGCTTGAAGGAAGACCCCGTTGTCCTAGCCGATGAGCTGGAAGAGGAGATGGAGGATACCTACCTCATCGTGCGTCCGAAGGAGTACGACCTCGACAAGCGCCTCCTGATGCTCATGCAGGCGGGCGGGCCCGCCGGCAGCGTCGAGGAGAAGATCGCGGAGGCAGCCAAAGCACCACCGGAGGCAGAGCGTGGCAAGACGTGAGGACAGTGGGTTCAAGAAAGGATTCGTGCGCTGCATCAAGGAGACGCCGATGGCTATTCTCTGCGAGCCGTCGGACGGTAAGCCCTTCTGGGTCCCGCAGTCGCAGGTCCACGATGACAGCGACGTGTGGAAGGAGGGCGACGAGGGCGAGCTGGTGGTGACGTCGTGGTTCGCCAAGAAGGAGGGTTGGGACGAGGATGGCGAAGAGTAGTAGGGCGCACCGGTCGGTGGTATTGGCGCACCTGATGAACGCGGCGAGGAGCGCACGGCGTAAGCAGTGTCCCTCCGTCTGCGCGCTGGGTGGCGGCGCGACCTTCTGCGTCAAGTCGGCCGGGCATGCAGGTGATCACCGAGGGCACCGCGCACAGTGGAACGAGAAGGGGCGCGTACCCATCAGCGAGCCGCTCGAATAGCGGCACCAGGAGGACAGCATGGGAGTGCTGGCAGTATCGAACGAGGTGTTGGAGACGCTCGTCTGTTGGGCGCGTGAAGGTTGCGGCATCACCTTCGCTGTTCCGCAGCGATTCAAACAGGCAGCCAAAGAACAGGGCTTCAGCTTCTACTGCCCCAGAGGGCATTGCCTTTCCATCGGAGAGGGTGACGTCACGAAGCTCCAGAAGGAGCTCGAGCTCGAGAGGAAACGCAAGGAGTGGGCGGAGAACGAGAGCGCGCGTCTGCGCGTGAAGCTCGACACTACGGAGAGGAGCCGCGCTGCCTACAAGGGTCAACTCTCCAGGGTGAAGAACGGCGTGTGTCCGTGCTGCCGGCGGAACTTCACGAACCTCCGTCGCCACATGGAGATCAAGCACCCCGACTACGACCCGGGTCGAGAAGAGGGCGAGAAGTGATACTCACAGGACCCGAGATCAGGAAGCGCTTCGACGCGGGAAGCATCACGATCAACCCGTTCGACGAGAAGCAGCTGAACCCCGCGAGTTACGACCTACGACTGGGCGACCACTACGCGGTGTACGTGCTCAACACCTGGGAGGACGGTGAGAACGATGTCCTCGACACCAAGAAGGACAACCCAATTGAGGATCTCCTGATTCAGCCTGGTGGGCTAATGCTGCGTCCGGGGCAGCTGTATCTGATGCACACGGTGGAGCACGTACTGTCGGAGAGCTGCGTGCCGATCGTCGACGGCAAGAGCAGCATCGGGAGACTCGGCGTCTCGGTCCACCAGACGGCTGGGTTCGGAGACCCGGGGTTCGACGGGCAGTACACGCTCGAGGTGACCTGCGTGCACCCGGTGCGCCTCTACGCCGGCATGCGCATCTGCCAGATCCGGTTCCACACCACGCTGGGTGAGGTGGTGCCGTACCAGGGGAACTACACGGGCTCGAAGTCCCGTGGGCCGGTGCCCTCGATGAGCTGGAAGCAGTTCCTGAAGGAGGGCAAGTGAGCAAGACAGGTAAGTTGGAGGTCGACCAGACGCAGTCGGCGATCAACACGGCCAAGATCTGTGCGGCGTTGCTGTACCAGTTCGATCTGCCGCTCGCACTGTCGGAAGTGGAACGCGGGTCTGCGGACGAGGCGTACCTACACGCTGCGCGTCCGCTGTGGGCCATGGGGGAGCAGAACGCCCCACAGGCGAAGCCGGACGGCGACACGGGTTTGGGGGACGAGGAGGAAGAGATGGCGAAGACGAGAGTGGTGCCGGCGAGCGAGCTCGACCCGGCCAAGAGCCTGCGGGCTGAGGACTACGTGAAGCTCCAGACCGAAGAGGACACGCGCTGGACCTACCTGCGGAGCATCGTCCTCCGCATCCACGAGACCGCCAAGGCGAAGGGCTGGTGGAAGAAGTATGACCAGCTCAAGGAGGGCAACCCCGCGCTGCTGTCGGCCTTCCTGCCGGAGATCATCAGCTCGAAGCTGATGCTGAGCGTGGGGGAGCACGGCGAGGCGCTGGAGGAGATCCGCGGGTCGAGTCCGACCAGCGTCTACTTCTCCGCCATCGCCGGCGACCGGTTCTTTCGAGGGAGTCACGAGGAGGTCCAGCGCTTCCTCGACATGGCGGAGGACGTCGAGTCCGCACCCAAGCCCGAGGGCTTCGGCGTGGAGATCGCCGACGCCATCATCCGCCTGTTCGACCTGGCGGCGTGGCTCGGCATCGACATCGTCTCCCTCATCCGCATGAAGATGAAATACAATGAGCAGCGGCCGTACCTCCACGGCGGGAAGAAGCTGTAGGACATGGCGGAACAAGATCTCCCGTACGTCACCACGATCACCGACGACGAGATCGCCCAGGCGATCTGCAACTACACCGCGCGCCGCTACCTCGGCGTGGACCCGGACACCGTGCCGGTGAAGTTCAAGGTCAGCTACCGCAGCGTGAAGCACACCGACGGTAGCTCACGTCTCTTCGCCTCGATCGTCATCACGGACGTCGGGGCGCCGCTGGCTTCTGGAGAGAGCCGATGAAGGACATGGTATTCCCCGTAGCCTGGGTCATCGGAGTCCTAGCCCTGGTCGTCGTGGTCTACCTGCACCAGCGCCGGGCTCGGAAGGCGGAGGCGGAGGAGAACGAGCGCAGGAAGATCGCCATCGAAGAAGGCATCCGGAAGAAGATCCTCCTGCCCAACGGCAAGCCCGCCTGCATCGTGTGCGGGCGGGAGGTGGCGACGGAGTCATGGCCCGTCGTCAAGCGCTCGTGGCTCGACCGAGTCACGGTGCTCAAGGACCTCTACGCGCTCACGCCGCGCTACTCCGTCGTCGACGGTGACGGCGAGGAATACCAGCTCCTGCTGTGCCGGCACGACAAGCGGATGGGCGTGCAGAAGTGGAACGAGTTCCTATCCTCCAAGCGCACGCAGGTTCAGGCGGTGCTCAGCCAGGTGGAGACCGAGCTCTCGTACATGGAGGGCGGCGGCATGCTGCTCTACCTACAAGCACAACACGAGCGTTCGATGGAGAAGCTGGCGGAGTTCGTCGGTGCACCGGCGCCGGTTCGCCCCGCGCTGCGCTCCTTCAACGACTCTGCTGATCACGGTGACCCCATCTCCCTCCCGCCGATGACGACCGAGAGCGGGAAGGACAAGCCCGAGGACACCAACTAGTGTGGCGGTCGGTCCTGCTCATCCGGGTGGCTATACAGGTCACAGCGCCAAGCATGCCTGACGCGACGGCGGAGGCGTACGCTGAGATCCTCCAGCGCGAGGGCGCGAAGCGTGGGTTCGACCCCATCACCGTGGTGGCGATCGTGGAGAACGAGAGCCACTGGAACTCCCACTTGGTCGGAGGTACCGACAACAAGTGCGTAGGCCTCGGGCAGCACTGCCTGCAGAACTACGCCTACTGCCGGGGCTCCTACGAGGACTCGCGCTGCCAGGCGCAGAAGGCCTACCTGCTCAACGGCGGGAACAACCTGGTGGCCACCGCCCAGGCCATCTCTGGATGGCGGAAGTACTGCCGGCGGCTCACCGGACGAGACCCTCTTGTCCACCGCTGGCTCTTCGGCTACCAGGGCCACTCGGTGAACAACCACGCGCACCAGTGCGGAATGAGGAGGACGACGCGGGGTTGGGTGGACGTCCCAAAGCCCCCGCTCGTGAAGCGTGTCCTCCGCCGTCGGGCGGAGATATTACGAGCCGCACAACGCGTGTTGGCTTCTGGTAAGAGGAGGCGCTAGGGTTTCTATGGTCTGGTGCCCAAGGGCTTAATGGCTTCGGCCTGCCAGACCTCCTCTTGCAGCCCCCGGGATGCGCGTATCCCCCCTCCGCGCGTCCCGGGGGTTGTTCTATTTGTCTGAGGAGGATTCGATGAAGAAGAAGCTGCCGAAGCTCTACAAGGTTGAGGTCATCTGGCGGAAGGGAAACACCAAAAGGGATGCCCTCCCCGGTTGGTGGGAAGTGCGCTGCTCTGAGGGGCCGCGTCCTTTCGTCACCAAGCTGTCCGCAGTGCGCGTTGGGAAGCAGGTTGCCAAGGCACACCAGCCCTCGTCGCTTATCGTCTACACGAAGGAGCACCGCTTTCAGGAAGAGCGTACGTACCCACGGTCGAGAGACCCTCGGCGCAGCACAGAGATCATCATCGTGCTGGACCGCAGCGGGTCCATGCAGAAGATCCGCGGCGACATGGAGGGTGGACTCGACAAGTTCTTCGAGGACCAGCGCAAGCTGCCGGGGCGCTGCACCGTCACGCTCACCCAGTTCAGCGACCGCTACGAGGTCGTGTACCAGGGGTGCGACATCAAGGACGTCCCGCAGGCCTGCCTCGTGCCGGACGGCACCACCGCGCTGCTCGACGCGGTCGGTAGGACCATCAACGAGGTCGGCAAGCGGCTGGCCGACACGCCCGAGGCCGAGCGGCCAGGGCGCGTCCTGTTCCTGATCATCACCGACGGGAGGGAGAACGCCTCCCGCGAGTTCAGGCGCGACGACATCAAGAAGATGGTCCAGCACCAGACCGAGAAGTACAGCTGGCAGTTCGTGTACCTGGGGGCCAACCAGGACGCGTTCGCCGAAGCGAGCAGCATCGGCATCTCGCTGGCCCAGGACTACCATGCGACCAAGGTAGGCACCAAAGACATGGTGGCTAGCGTGTCGCGCGGCACGGAGAGGTACCGCGGTGGCGGAGGGTACAAGACTAGCTAGAAAAGCTGGTGTAGCGGCCTCGGTGGGGCGAAGGCTCCATCGAGGCCACAGGGTCGAAGTGGTTTCACTCCCATGGTAAGGTGACCGTATGGACCGCCGCGAGTTCCTAGGTGTTTTGGGTGTTGGGGCTGTAGCCGTGGTGGCGGTACCGCCCGCGCAGCCGTCTGTGGTGACTGCTGAGCCGTCGCTACGGATCTTCGACATCGATGGCGTGGAGCTCGGCAGGCTCGTACTTCGGGACGAGTCTTTGAGCGGAGGGCGGAAGCGGGTGACGGGGTGCGGCAGCGCAGATGGGACCGGCATGATTCACCGAACCGCGATCTTCAGCGGTCAGGACAGGCAGGTATGCGATGTGCACCTTGCCTGGAACCAGCGGTGGGTGGTGACCGGAGCAATCCTGACTGTAGATATGACGGTGCCTGCAGACCTCGTCGTATAGAAGCTACAGGGCATGAAGCACCGGCAGGGGGCCGGCAGAGCTGAACCACGAGTGGGAAGTAGCGGAAGTTCAGCCGTGAAAACGACTCCGTGTCGCCGGTCGTGACGTTCGACTCGTTACCCGGTGCTTCATGCCCTGAAGGAGTGCGCATGCAGTTCAAGAAGACGGTTTCGGTGGACTTCGACGGAGTCCTCCACGCCTACACGAGTAAGTGGACGCGGGCCGACCAGATCCACGACGGGCCGGTGCCCGGTGCTCTCGAGGCGGTCCAGCAGTACCTACGGGCCGGCTACAAGGTCGTCGTGCACTCGGCACGTGCGAAGGACCCGCGTGGACTGGACGCGATCGAGGCCTGGTTGATCGAGCACGGGTTCCCGGATCTCGTGGTGGTGGTAGAGAAACCCCACGCCGAGCTCTACATCGACGACCGAGGCTACCAGTTCAACGGCACGTTCCCGAGCGTCGAGGAGATCCAGTCGTTCAAACCCTGGAACAAGAGATGACCAACGAGAAGATACTGGACGTACTGAAGGTCTACGTAGGCCTTCTGGAAGCGCGTAAGAGGATCGCACGGCGCATCGACGAGCGAGAGACTGTGTCGAGGCTTCAGCAGGAGTGCCACCTATTGTGGATGTGCTGCGAGACCGCCGTGTTCGTCAGCGACGATAGGATCGAGAAGGCGATGAGGTGGCTGGGATTCATCCAGGGGGCCTTGTGGGTGATGGGTTTCCGTACCATCGAGCAGATGAAGCGCGACAACATGCCGGACGGGTCGAACTACGACCCCGACAACGTGAAGGGGCCGTAATGTCGGAGAACGATGTTGAGGCTGTAGAGTCGGTCGTACAGGAGCTGCAGACGGAGGTGCCACGAAAGTCCGACGAGGAGCTGCGCGAGTTCGTGTTGGGCTGCTGCGACGGCAGGATCCTGACCAGCGCGCAGGTTCCCGCCGGGCGGCTGCACCTCGTGTTCCTCCCCATCGCCCTCGGCGCTCTCCATGAGTGCACCAAGGAGTTCCTTGAGAGCATCGGCGTGGTCTACGAGTGGCGGGACAAGGCGGGGCCGCTGGCGATCAACGGACTACCGCAGTTCTTCTCGGCCAACTTGTTGCACCGCGAGGACTGGGCTAAGGCGCTCCCCGCGATTCTTCGCGAGGAGGAGAGACGGAAGAGCATCGAGCTGTAGCGCTGTTTGGACGAGTAGCTCAGCGGTAGAGCGCTGGCCTTACAAGCCGGATGCCGCAGGTTCAATCCCTGTCTCGTCCACAAGGTCGGCGGCCATGAAAAAAGCACTCCCCGCGACGCTAGCTTCGGCGATGCGTTTCCGAACGCCGGACGAGACTACGCGGGCTTAACAGTTCTTAAGGGAACTGCCGCCAGTCTGGGTGTGGACCCGACCTTTTCTCTCAGCAGGTGAGCCATGAAGAAGAAAAAGCTGAAACAAGAAGTAGAGATGCTCGCGGAGGAGAACAGAGAACTCCGCGTTGCGCTCTCACTCCTGCGTGACGCCGCCACGGCGGCGCTTGAGGACGTCACAGCGGTCGTGCATTCGCCGCAGTTGTCCTCCACCCAACACGGCCTGTGGGGGTCGTCCGGTTCGCTTTTCTGGGTGGACGCCAGCGACGCGCGTCACGGTCTCGTCACGGCTGCGCCGGGCATGATCTTGTTGAACGGCCGAGTAGCCATGTCGGGCAGCGGGTGGTTCGATGACCAAAAGAAGAATACGATGGTGCTGCGCTCCCGCGACGAGATCGCCAAAGAGTTCGGGGAGACGGCGCTCCGAGCCTTGCCGGACAAGGACCAGTGCCTGCTGCCGGAGCCGCTACGGGTTCCAGCGCCTGCTGTTTACTTCCCCCTCGGTACGCTCGAACGGCTGGAGAGGGTGCGGACGATTCTGGTACAGTCGCTGTAGGAGGCGAGATGGATCAACGCGTATGTCCCGTCTGTGGGGACCACAAGTTCGGCAGCAGCCAGCTGCCTGACGGCACGCTCGAGCGCATGTGCCACGGCTACTTGGGTAACGGTCAGCCGTGCACGCACAGGTGGCACCAGAGCGAGGACGAGAAGAACGGCGTCGTCAACGAGACCGGCACGACGGAGATGGTGGCGCAGGTCCGCCACCGGTGACAGAGAACGGGGCGCTGCGCTGCGCGCCCCGCTTTTCTTAGCTCGGAGTCGGCTAGACTAGCTTGGCCAGCTCGAAGTGCATACCGTCAGGGCGCTTGAAGTGCCCGCCCCAGTAGAGGCCGAAGCTGTTGGCGATGGAGACGAGCTCACGGACGGAGCCGAGCTTGTCCTTCAGCGCTGGCACGCAGCCCAACATGTTCCAGCGCACGTTGACGTCTACGGCGGAGCCGTAAGCGTGGTTGGACAGGTACGTCCGCGAGCCGCGCACGAAGCGCGGCGCCCAGGCGCCACCCCAACTGAGCAGCCGGTTCCGGAGCCCCGCGTCGTCGACGGCTTGGAAGAAATCCTGGAACTGGGAGGCGCACTTGGCGTGCAGCTGCACCGTCTTAGAAGTGAGTCCTGCGAGTCCGGTCAGCTGCGGGATAGCCACCTGAACGATGTTCTTCTTGGCCCAGTCGTCTGTGATGACGATGGCGTCGCCGATCGCTGGGCGGTAGGAGAACTCGCCGAGGAGGTCTGCGCGCTCCCGCGCCCCCAGTGGGGAGAAGGCGGGCTTCGGTGGCCAGTTGGGCCCGTGTTCGTCGTTGGGGCTGTCGTTGCTCGGTTCTGGTGCGAACCCGAGCGCCTTGGCGGCGGCGTAGGTGCGTGGGTCTACGCGTCCGTCGTCGTCGAGCCCGAGCTCGCGCTGCCAATCCCCGGTGGCGTCCGCGGTGGCGTCATCGAACACCTCGTTGGCCTCCAGCCAGTAGAACGCCTGCCCTACCAGGAAGGTCTTCCAGGCCTGGACGTCATCACCGGTACACCCGAGCTCCAGCACGCGCATGCGGAGGAGTATATCAACGGCCGAGACGCGGGCGCTACACCCAACTCAGCGACGTCTGCGCGAGTGTGTTGACCGTAGCCGCCGTCTGGTTGACGGGGACGGCGAACAAGCGCGGGTAGGCGCGGGGAGTGGACGACCCCGTGATGTTCGTGGCCGGCGTGCGCACTAGTTGTACTGCCCACCCCAACGCGAAGGAGGTCAGAGGTTTGGGTGCTTCCTCGATTACGTCCTGACAGCTCGCATCAGGTAGAGCGGCAGTCGAGCAGAAGGCAGACGGCACGATGGTGGGGGCGGTCGGCCACGGTACCGCGTAATTGAAAGTCGTCGTCTCAACGAGCGACTCGAAGCCGATACAGCTGAGCGGAGACACCGCAGCCGTGCCCGCACAGAAGATGTCCAGCTGGCCCATGCCAGCGCACGCCAGGAGTAGCGTCACCTGGCCCGATCCAACTATCGATTCGTCGCCTAGTCCGGCAGCTTCTAGTGGCGCCACAGCAGCAGCACCTGTGCCTACCATCGACTCTGCTCCTTGGCCGGAGACGCCTACGGGTTGTACTGAGCTCGAACCCACTCCGGTGAACGCCTCTAGGCCCTGCCCGCTGGCCTGTACGGACATCTGAGCTCCGCCAGCGCCCAAGAGCAGCTCGTCTCCAATCCCCGCCGCTGCGGTCTTGCTGACGGCCGCCGAGCCTGAGCCGAGCATGGTCTCGGCCCCAACTCCGGTCGTGGTGACGGACGCAACCGTGGAGGCACCAGATCCAACGAACTGCTCGAGCGCTTGCCCGGAGGGGGATAGGGCTGGCACGGCCGCCTGCCCGGAGCCTCCCAGGCTCTCAGTGCCGACTCCTGATGCCCGTACGGCAGTGGCGGCAGAGCCGGACCCCGTCACTGCTTCGGTTCCAGTGCCGCTCGCCCCCAGCGGGGCAACGGCCGCGGAACCTGCTCCTACGTTGGCTGNNCCGCGACCCCACCCGAGCCGAAGATGTCACCCCCCACTGGGGTGAACCCAGTGCCCTCTGCGCTGACCTCGGACACTGCCGTGGTGCCTGTGCCGTCAATGGCCTCCGTGCCGGTCCCGGTGCACGTGGGTGAGCCGACTGCGGCAGACCCGGTGCCCACGAAGACCTCCGCGCCCACGCCGTCTGTGGTCACCGTGGCCAGGGCGGCGGTACCTGTTCCGGTGAACTGCTCCTCCCCCACGCCGTCGGCCGCCACCGCCGCCACCTCCGCAGTCCCGGAGCCATTCAGGGCCTCGAGGCCGGTGCCGGCGGCGGCCACCAGTGGAACAGCTGCGCTGCCCGAGCCGGTCATTGCCTCACTTCCTGTCCCGGAGGCGGTCAGAGCGGCCGCGGCCGCGGAGCCAGACCCCAGCACGGTCTCGAGGCCGGTGCCGGCGGCAGCCACCGACTGCAGAGCTGCCGTGCCGCTGCTGGTGAAGAGCTCTGCTCCCACACCGGAGGCAGCAACAGGAGAAGAGGCTGCAGAGCCAGAGCCTGTGAAGTTCTCCGCCCCCGTCCCGGAGGTGGCCGGGGGCTGGACGGCTGCAGTGCCGGAGCCGACCATAGTCTCAGCGCCAGATCCTGATGGGGCAACAGCTGAGGCGGCTGCAGAGCCCGATCCGGTGAGCTCCTCGAGGCTGGTGCCTGCGGCCGTGAGCGGCGCCACCGCTGCGGCCCCGGTGCCCGTCATGACCTCGAGGCTGGTGCCTGAGGCCTGTACAGATTGGCTGATGGCCGAGCCCGATCCTAGCAGGGTCAGCAGGGATGTGCCTGAAGCAGCGACTGGCTGAATCCCTGCTGAGCCGGAGCTCAGGAACGCCTCGAGGCCGATGCCTGATGACCCAATAGGCGACACAGCCGCTGAGCCGGTCCCTGTAACGGGGTTGATGATCGTCCCAGTGCCCGATGCTCCGACGGAGGCAACTGCTGCAGCTCCCGGCCCTAGGATGGTTTGGGTGCCGGTTCCGGAGGACGCTACAGTGGCTACTGCGGCGGTGCCGGAGCCTACGGTTCCAGTTTCGTCGAATGAGTCGAAGAGTATGCGACTCACGGTGAGCTCACAGGTAGACTAGTAGGAACACGTCTCCAGCAGAGGGCGTACCGGTGAATGCTCCAGTTATCGTAACGAAGTCAGTCGTCGTGTTGAACGCAGAGACCTTCTTGACCTGCCCGGCCAGCGTTCCGGTGAGAAAGCACAGGAGTGCGTCCTTCCAGTGGTCCGTACTGCTCTCGGCACGGTCCGTCTTGAATGTGGTAGCCGTGTTTCCGACGTCCGCTTGTACGGTTCCCGTGAATACCGGCGGCGCTAGCACGAACGCGCCCACAACACCGCGCGCCACGACGCCTCCGATCGTTGCTTCTGCCACAACGTTGTAGCTCTTACCGACCTCGAAGCCGTTGGCGGTCGTGCACGCGATCGAGGTGCGGTAATTCCCGGCGAAGCCCGAGCGCCCGGTCGCGGTCGGCGTCAAGAGCGGCGTGTCGTTCGCGTCCTCGAACACTCGCACAGTGACGCTCGCGGCCGTCGCGGCCTCGCCCGTTGTCGGTAGGCTCGTCACGAAGTCGAGTACCAGTGTCTGTCCTAGGTAGGCCGACGTCTTCATGCTGCCCTCACTAGTCCGCCCCCGATCACTGGAACGATGCCCTGAGTCGTTGCATCTTCGACCGTGAAGAGCCCAGAGATGTGGTAACCGAAGGCCCAGCCTGTCTGTACCTGCCTCTGGAAGAGAGCGACCCCCTCGCCCTCACGAAGTACGATGGGGCTATCGCTGTTCTGGTCGAATACACGGCGCTGAGCCCCAGGAAACAGGCACGTGTTAGCGATCCCCGGAGATGCCCCAAACGATGGGCACACGAGTCTGCGTAGGACGTTCTCGCAAGGGCGGGCTGGGGGGTCGATGGCGTCGGCACTCTCTTGGAGACAGCCAGCTTTTTCTACGCATAGAATAGAAGAGGGGAGTGCGGCTGTTGAGTCAAGCCCGGTAACAGTATCGAGGCTGACGCCGCCACGCAGCCCGGAGATGGGCTCGAGTTGGAACCGCCGAAGAAGCTGCTCGTCTGTCGCCACCTCGGTTGCGTACACACCGCGAACTGTGATCACGACGCCAGAGCCGCTGCCGTTGAAGAGGCCGATCGCGCAGTCCATCGAGCCCGTGGTGACGCGCGAACGCAGCATGTATGTGTCTGCGCCCACCGTGAAGACCACGACCACTGCCAGCGGCCAGTTTTCCTTCGCGACGCGCCCGGTCGCGAAAACCGCGAGCCCCTGTCCCTCGCGCAGCACCTGTCCCTGCACGTCGGCACCCGCCTGCGCGTAGATGCGGTCTGCCGTGCCCGGGGTGCGCCACGGAGGGTATGCGACCGCGCGCGTTGGGTTGAGCTGTGGCAGGTCCAGGGCCGTGCGCAGGACGGCTCCCGCAGTCGTGATATCGGGACCCTCAGCGATAAGCACCTGCGACGGCAGATCCGCCGCTGCCGTGTCGAGCTTGATGCTCGCCACCGCAATTCCGCCGCTCTGAGCGCTGGTGCGAATCGTGTTCAAACGGTTGCTGGTGGCCGTTGCGGTCCGAGCCTGGAACTCGGTGAGGCTAAGGCTCAGCAGCCTCACGAGCTTGCCGGATCGCGCAGAGTTGTAGAGAGCCCATGGTGCAGCAGCTACGACGCAGGGCCCACCGGGAAAACCACCAAGCGTAGGTAGCAGGGCGGCTGTGGTGATCCCCTCCTCATCCTTGAGTGAGGGGTTTGGCGGTAGCTGATTTAGGTCTGCGATGAACGCAAGGTCGTCCGAGAACGCGAAGGTGTCCGCCATTTATGGTGTGTCGCGCACGGACCAGTCGGCCGATACGCGGTCCTCTGGTGTGAGTCCCTGGCGAGCCTCTGCGTTGTCGAACGCTTCCTGGGCACTCTTGTGCGCGAGGGAGACGTACGCGCTGGACCCCGTCGTACGCGTCAGGACCGCGACCTGTGTCATGTCGCTACGGCCGCTCTCCCAGATCTCGTACAGCGTCATGATCACTCCTTCGTGAACTCGATCCACGTGTCGAGTAGGCCGGCCGCTCCAGAGACGTTGTAGACCATCGCCATTTGGTTCTGTCGCAAGGTGAGCGGCTGCACGTTGCTGTCGCCGTAGCCTGCGTCCCAGATGATGTTGAGCGGAATGAGCGTTTCGAGTTCGTCGAGTGTCGCGGTTGAGATGGCCGCCTCGTCGCTGGACCAGAAGACGCGACGGAGTGTGAGCGGCGTGCCAGCGATCGTCCCAGCATGGCCATAGGTAGCTGTGGTCGGCGCGGCGTTCGTGCTGTCGTGCGCTGTCGGAGTGATGGCCGTCGGCGCCGTCAGGCCCGGAGATCCTGCGAAGAACGCGCGGAACTCCACCGCGCACAGCACGCCTGTCACAGCAGCGGTCTGGGCGTTGATGAGTCCGACCCTTCGGATCTTCAACACCTCAGTCGCGTGCCCATTAAGCACGGCGGCCATGTTTTTGGTCGCGGCGAATGCTACGCCCGAATAGTAGGCGGTCCAGGTCTGAGCCATGTCGTCCGATCACTCCGTGTAAAGCACGCCCTCGGTCTTCGAGTGTAGTAGGTTTTGGTGGAGCGTGGCAGGAGACAGGATGCGGAGGGCTGCCATCATCTGCTCCCGACGCTCGCCATGCGGTTGTGCGAGGACGCGGTCCGTCTGGACCTTACGTACCCACTCGCAGACGCGCGTGAGCTGTGGGCCAACCAGCGCCACGGGAGTGTCTACGGTCCACCCCCTCTCTGCGTCCCAGTACACGCGTAGGCATCGCATGTAGTACTCCGGGCTAAGGGTTGTCGATCCGCCCGACGCCGCTTGCCTTGATCTCGATGATGTCTGCGCCCGACAGTCGTACAGTGTCCCCTGGCGCCTCGTATGAAGCAACGGTGTCGGTAGCTTCGTATACCTCTGCCTCGACCACCTTCAGCCAGTAGGGTTCGTTGGTCTTCGGGTGCTTCGCTCCGTGACGACTCACCAGGTGGGAGAGCACGGCGAGCGTCTGCTTCTCCGTGGGCGGCGAGCTGAACAACCACTCGGCGCAGAAGCCTGCAGCCTGATGACGAAACAAGTAGATCTTCATAGCGTCTCCTCGGCCGACTACGCGGCCATCGTCTCGGTCCAGCTCGACACGCTGACCTGTGCTGCGGCCACGATCGAGGCGGTGTTCAGGACCAGGTTGACCGTGGCGGTACCAGCCGAGAAGTCCTGCTTGCGCACGTTGGCGCCGGTCGTGAGCGTCCCCCACGTGGCGGTGCCCGTAGCGTCGGCGCTGGCATCCGAGCTGATCGCGTTCGCGGCCTTCGAACCCGCTGCGGCAGCGGCGAACGCCGTGGCGTTGAGCGCGAGGTCGGCGAGCAGGACCTGAGCTCCGAGCGCTGTGTCGGCGTCCGTAGGCTGGGTCGAGTCGTAGATGCGGAATTTGCCGCTGTTCAGGGTGTCGAACATGGCGTCGAGCGCCAGGTTCCTGAATGCGACACAGGTCTTCGGGTTGAGCGCCATGATGCCTCCTACTTGTTCACGTCTTCGAGGGTGACGAGCTCGACGACGTCGAATCGCACCTCGTTGTTCTTGTGGTCGAGTTCGACGCGCACGAACCGAGGCTGGCCCTCACGCCATTCGATGCGAGCACCCTCCAGGTCTCCCCTCTCCAGCGCATCCGCGAGCCGGCGCATCTCTGCCACCACGGTCTCGCGGGGAGAGCGGGTCACCACTCTCTTCACCGGGCGTTCGACGGCCTGAACGTCTGCTGGCATCGTGGCCAGCTCTTCGGCCGAGAGATTGGAGTGCAGAAGAGGCATGGCGACGTTGTGGCTGGGCATGAAACAGTCCTACTTTCTGGTTGTGGTTACAGGTTGAACTTGTCGACGACGTCGAAGATGGCGACGCTTGAGTAGATGGGCCCGTCAGGCGTATCCAGGATGGCGATGGTCCGGATGCGCTCTTCGTTGGGTACGTCCCCTGGAGCGAACACATGGGAGAGGATCACCTGCTCCGTGGTCTGGCTTGTGATGATCGCTACCCACGTCTCGTCGACGAGACTGGACCCGCGACGGAAGACGAACTCTCCGCCTGTGACAGCCGTTCCATCGTAGACGAGCTCCAGCGTCCGTGGGTCCCGCATGTTGACGACGTGCCGAAGCGCGTAGGGACCAACTGCGTTCTTTGGGATCCTGGGCGGTCTGTCGGCCACCGGGTCAGCGTAACATGGCGGTTGTAGCTAAGCCGAGAGTGGGACCGGCGAGAAGGCACGTGGTTTTCTAGCTAAAAGAAAGAGTGCCGGTGGGGGCACTCACTTCTTTCGGCGCACGCTGGGAGCATCAGCGTGTTGCCTTGCAAGCTCACGGTTTCACGCACACCGCAGTAGCGGTGATGTTGCTGATGCCGTTGGTCTGGCAGTACCAAGCCGCGCCGTTGTACGGCGTGGCCCATTGCTGCTGGTTGGCCGGCTCCGGCCCGAAGTTCCGGATGGTCGCCGGGTTGGACCAGCACCCTCCGCTGACGACGAAGTCGCCAGGGTTGCAGACCGCCTCTACCAGCGTGGCGTTGTTCTGGATGATGCCATTGGCGGTCACCACGTAGAGCTTCGCCGGCGACAGAAAGCCGTCCTTGCCGGCGGGCCCCGCGGGACCGGCTGCACCGGTGGCTCCTGTGGCGCCGGGGGAGCCCGGGTAGCCCTGCATGCCAGGGTCGCCCTTCGCGCCAGGGTCGCCTTTCAGGCCCTGGAGACCTTGTGGGCCCGGGGCTCCGTCCTTGCCCGGGGTCCCGTCCTTGCCAGGCAACCCGTCCTTGCCGGCGGGGCCTTCGGGGCCCTGTTCGCCAACGCAGCTGCAGGCGCCGGCGCCACCGCCTGTGGCCAGGGTGCCCGCGCCGCCTCCCGCGTTGGCGGGGGACGACCTGGGTAGCTCCTCGGCGCTGCAGCCGAGTGCGAACAACAACACAACGATCAGGTACTTCATGGTGCTCCTCCTGGTTCCTCTCGTAGTTGTTATTCCCGATCGTGTACCCTGGTTTCGTGCCCAGCAAGGAGAGCAAGGCGCAGGAGGCGAGCCAGCAGCGGGCGAACCTCGAGCAGCGTCAGGCCCTCAACCACGCCTACGCAGCGCTCGAAGGACAGAAGAGCGTCCAGAGCTTCAGCGCGTTCACCTTCGAGGAGGCGCTAGACAACCAGATCGAGCTCATCGAGGGCAGCGGTAGCAAGCTCCGCCCCAACCTGCTCGATCGGGTGAAGAGAGTCGAGGAGGAGGTCGTCAAGGCGGTGGAGGTCTTGAAGAAGATCCCTCCAGAGCAGTTTGTGCAGGCTGACGGCGAGAAGGACGTGAACACCAACCCAGCGGGAGAGGCGGAGGCATGAACATCTCGTGGGGCAGCTACAAGAACTTCGAGGGTCCGTGGTACCCGGGGGAGCAGAAGTTCGCTCTCTCCAGCACTCCGACGTTCGCCGAGGAGGTGCTGGCCGTCATCACCGCGACCGAGGGCGGGCACTGGGACGCCATCAACCGCTACGACAGCTGCATCGACACCCAGGGACTCATACAGTGGTGCAACCGCGCTCCGCAGCGCAGCGTGGACGGCGTGTACGCCGCACTCGACAAGGTCGACCCCGAGCTGCTTCGGCCGGTACGCGACTTCTTTCGCGACCGCGGCTACAACTTCTCGGGCGGCAGTTGGGCGGGCCGGGCCAACCTCGTCGACACGCCGGCGGAACAACAGACGCTCTACTTCCTGCGCGCCAGCGGGATGAAGGGGGCCTGGGACGAGGAGTCGAAGCAGTACGCCAAGGACGCTGTGGCTGCGGCGGTGGCCGTCTGGCAGTCGGCGGAAGCTCGACGCGTCCAGGCCGAGTGGACGGTCCCAAGGCTGAACTGGTTCCTGACCACCGACGCAGCCGCGCTGTTCAAGCAGGCTCCCGACAGCGCGGTGGGGCGTGCCTTCAAGGCGCTCTACTGGAGCTTCGCTGCGAACAACCCGCAGAAGGCGGCAGAGGCGCTGTCGGCCTTCTTGGTGGACACCTCCCACTCGATCTCGGCGTGGACGGGGGAGTGGCTGAGCTCCGCGGCGTACTACCTGACGTTCCACTCCAACATCGCCATCTACCCCACGCGCTACAACAAGATCCGACCCGTGCTAGAGAAGCTCTACGGCGTCGACCTTCCGGACTACGCCGACGAGCTGAAGAAGTGGGTCGGCAAGAACAAGTTCGAGCGCTTCATCGACCCACGTGAGCTGCAGCTGGCACTCCTGGCGCTGGGTTACGACCTAGGTCCGAAAGGCGCCGACGGGGTGCCCGGCGCGAAGACGCAGAGCGCCCTCAGGGAATTCGAGGCGGCCATGGGGGTGGAGTACCCGGACGGGGTGGTCGATCCACAGACTGCGCAGCTCCTGGAAACGGCCTTGGAGCGCAAGGGGCTACAAGAGCTCGCGTGATAGACTCGGTCCGTGGCCGTAGACCTTCAGACCGTCCTGCCGCAGGAGTCCATCCAGCTCACTCGCATCCGGTTGACACAACTGGCGGGGCTGCGCGCCATCGACGTCCAGGGAAACGACTTTCGGTCTGTCGACGAAGTGCAGATCAACGAGATCCCGTCGCCCGACGTCATGGTGGTCAGCCGCACGCGTCTCATCGCGCAGCTCCCCAGTAGCCTCCAGGCGACGCCCGACATCCAGAGCGTCGTCGTCTTGGCGAACACGCTCACGTTGAACCAGAGGAGCCTACTGCGCTTCCGCATCGGTGACACACCTGGGCGCGTGACTGGGATCCTGCGGCTCCTTCAGCTCTTCGTGAAGATCCTGGTCAGCAACGCGGGCAGCGACATCTTCAGCCCGAACACGGGTGGTGGGGCGCTGCGGAACGTGGGTGCCACGTTCGGGGCCGACGAGGGCGGGGGCATCAAGGCGGACTTCACGATCGCCGTGGATCGCACTGCTCGACACATCATCTCTACTCAGAGTAGGAACGGTCGCATCCCGAGGGACGAGCGCCTCCTTCGAGCAACGGTGCTCGGCGCTACCTTCAGCCGAGGGACCGGCTCCCTCTTCATGCAGGTGGAAGTCGTGGCGCAGGACGGCAAGTCCGCTCGCGCAAACTTGGAGATGTAGATGGCGATCCGTGACCTCGAGGCGTTCCTGCGGCAGCGCGCGGGTGATTTTGACCCCAACATGGACGTCAGTCCCGGGTCTCCCTTCGATGCCAAGGTGATCCAGCCGCTCTTGCGGCGTACGGGCATCGACCCGTTCACCGTCGACCTCCTGACGTTCGTGACAGCGCGGTTGCAGCAGCTCTACCCGCGTCTGGCTTCTGACGATGGGGACAACATCACCGACCTGCTGATCAAGCCCGCGACGCTGTTGTGGGACCCGGTGGTGCGGGAGAACACCAGGGTTCGGCAGGGTCTGTCCTTCGCGGATCCCGCGACCCTGACGCTGGACGAGGCGGATGCTCTGGGAGGCAACTTCTTCACCCCACGCCGGCGCGGGCAAGTAGCGAAGGGGCCGGGGCGTATCTACTTCGCGACGCCGCAGAACGTAACGGTCACGCAGAACAACTTCGTCACCAGCCGTGGCGGGCTAGTCTTCTTCCCCTCCGAGGTCCAGTCCATCCGGTCTGCTGAGATGCTGCTCAACGTCGACGCCGAGGGCCTCTACTATTTCGACGTCAACCTCATCGCCTCTCAGCCCGGAGACGCTTACAACCTCGGCCCCAACGAGCTCATCTCCATCGCCAATCTCCCGGCGGCGGTACGAGTGACGAACCTCCGCCGCTTCCGTTTCGGTGAGCCCGAGGAGTCCGCGGTCGAGTACGTCCGCCGTCTCGAGCTCTCGCTCGGCGAGAAGTCGATGGACACGCTGCGGGGGATCGCCGCCAAGGTGCTCGAGGCGTTCCCTGAGGTACAGCGCCTCAACGTCGTGGGGTTCGGCGACCCAGAGATGCAGCGTGACGTCGTCCGCGGCGGCGGTCTCGGCACCGTCCTTGCGGCAGGCGTCGACGGCGCTGCCGTATCTGACGCCGAGGGGCAGCTCAAGACGCGCCGGTTCTACACCACCGAGGTAGACTTTCAGGCCCTCGTCGGTCTCAGTGGGACCGGCTTGGTGCTCACCATCATCAATCCCTACCTCGTGTACGGCGCGAACGACCCGTTCGGCACCATCGAGACGTCACGTGACCTCGAGGTGAGGAGGGTGATCGACGCCAACACACTGGACCTCGAGGAGCAGGTACTCATCCAGGGTGCTCTGACGCTGCCGTGGACACTGCGGCGCAAGGAGCTGACGCTGAGCGGGATCCCCGGCGGCGTTCTGTTCCCCGACGGAGCCAACGGCACCGTGGTCATCCCCGACGACACCGTCCACATCGGTGGGATGGACGACATCCACGTGCGGGCGACGGACTTCGACGACGCCACGCTCACGCTTCAGAACGTCGCCGACGACGAGCCGGTGCTCAGCGGTGTGCAGGGCCGCGTCACCGCCATCAACCAGGTGACCCTCTCGGACCACGTGCTGGACGTGAACTACGTCTTCGGTGACGCGGTCTACGAGTCCCTCGCAGACGCGGCGGCCGAGGGCTTCAGCCTCCAGATCGTTGAGGGGCCCAACGCTGGTACCCACCGTGTGGTGTCCGTCAGTCAGCTCACGCTCGGCGCTCCTGTGCTGACGTTGGCGGAGAACCTGGTCCTCGTCGAGGCGACGAACCGCCGGTGGCGGCTGTTCGACGACATCAACGTGGACCTCGTGGACCCCAAGGAGACGCGCATCAGTGACGACGACCTGGTCACGACGCAGGGGTCGGACATCGTCACGACACTGGCGGGTACTGATTTCGACGCCTACGGAGTCGCTAAGGGGGACACCCTGCGGATCGTCGAGGGGCCCGAGCAGGGAGACTTCGGCATCGTCGCCGACCCGCCGGGGCCGTCCTTCAACACCCTTCAGATCGACCGCCCCTTCCCCCGCACGCTCGGCGCGACGAAGTACACCATCTTCCGCCCGAACGGTGAGAGCCTGCAGCGGCCGTTGGTGCGCATCCGGTCGATCGAGCTGCTCGACTCGAGCTCGCAGCCGCAGGGCAGCTTCATCCCCTACGCCAAGCCGGTAGACGTGCAGAGCCGGGCGTTCCAGAACCCGGCTCGCGGAGTGAAGCACGAGTACCGGAACGCGAGGTTGGGGCTGTTGACCGCCGAGGCGACCAGCGGCTTATTCACGGGGCTCGGAGCAGGCGCCACCCTCACCATCGCGGTGTTCCGCAGGCCACCGCTCACCACCCTCTCGACCACCATCGTACTGCCGGGTCCTGCGCCGTCGATCGCGCAGGTGATCTCGTCGCTCAGCGCGGCCATCTTGGCCCTGACCGGCTCACCCGCTGCGGCCTACCAGGTCAGCAGTACACGCGTCGGCATCAGGCCGGTGAGCAGCGGTGTCGTGGCGATCGTGGGCGGCACTGGCATGACGGGGCTGTTCGGCAACACGGAGGTGCGGACGACGGCCGACATCCGCGTGGACGACATCGAGCAGGACCCGGTGGCGTATCCGAACGGGTGGGCGTCTCTCAGCCCCGAGATCGACGCCGTCACGGGTTTGGACGTCGCGCAGATCGTCGACGGTGTGAACGCCGGCTTCTACCCGAGCCCCTTCGTGGTGGACTTCGACCTCACCCCGTACGGGTACACCACAGCGCCCTCGAAGGCGCTCGTCTTGACCGAGAGCGTCGCCGACTTCGTGCAGGGGAAGAACACTAGCTTCCTAGCTCCGGAGACCAGCCGTAGGGTCAGGGTTGGTGCGCGCTCGTTGGGGTCGGTGAGGGTGTACTTCCTCGAGCCGACGACGTTCGAGGTCAACCCGGACACAGTCTTCGAGTTCGACACAGGCCGCACCGGCGTCGCGCGGTTCTACCCGGACCCCACGCTCTACTACCAGCAGATCCCGCCGCTGCCCGACGGGGTGATTCCGGATGACGGCAGCAGCCCCAGCGGAGGTACTACCTTCACCAGCGCCTCGCAGCAGTTCATCCGGAGCGGCATCAAGCCCGGCGACCAGCTGGTGATCGAGAACTTCCCGGTGACGGGAACGCAGGTGCTCGCCAACCCGGTGGTGGGCTTGGTGGGGCAGACGTTGATCTTCTCCATCGACGGCGGGCCCGACCGCACTCTCATCTTCATCCGCGACGACGTCTCGCTGAACCCCACTGAGGTGAGTCGAGACGGCGTCATCAACCAAATCAACGCGATGGCCGGCAGCGACATCGCGGAGCTGGACGGCTCCAACAGGGTGAAGTTCGTCACCGACCTATCGCTGGTGATCCGCCGCACCAGTACCGCGTTGCCCACCATCCTTGGGAACATCCTCGGGCACGTGCCGGTGCAGGCCTTCAGCGCTGAGGACGTCACCAACGCCTCGCCGCATGCTGGTGAGTATGAGGTCACCGACGTGCCCACAGCCACAACTCTCACGCTGTCGCCGGCGCTGCCCACAACTGCGCTCACGTGGCCAACGCCGATCACAGGTCAGACGTTTCGCGTTCAGCGCAAGGGCGTCCAGCGCTGTTCGACTACGCAGATGGCCTCCAACCTCGCCGAGGCAGGGCTCTACTACTTCGATGTGGAGCTAGTGTCGGAGGGTACGGGAGACTTCTGGAACATCGACGCGGACCAGCAGCTGGTGGTCAACGGCTACAAGAGCGACGGCTACTACCTGACGACGGACGATGCGAACCTGGCCTTCAGCGATGTGGAGCCTGTGAAGCTGGTTGTCAGTCGGACCATCTTGGAGCAGGGCGTAGACGACGACCCGCAGAACGCCACGCAGGTCACCGGGCAGAACCTTCTGATCCGCTACGACCGTTCGACGACGGTCACCAGCATCCAGAACTTCGCGCAGAGTGACTTCGAGCGGGCGGTTGGCTCAAACCCACTGGCGCGCCACCTCATACCTCACTTCGTCCGCTTCGACGCTACCTACTTCGGCGGTTCGGCGGAGAGCGTGGTCGTGCCCGACGTGGAGAAGCTGATCCGGGACCTCTACCCGATCGACTCCCTCGATGCGAGCGCTGTGCAGAAAGCCATCACTGACCGCGGTGCGACGAAGGTCACGAACCCGCTGACCCTCATCGCCCTGGTCTACTACACCGACCGCACTGTCTACGCGCAGCGCTCGCGAGACAGCCTGTCGACAGGCAGGCTCTCTGCCTTCATCCCCGACCTGCTCAACATCGTGCGTAAGGTAGGGTGATGCTACTTCCTGATGAGTCCAGGCTGGGGGAGGTGGTCAGGTACGGCGACCTCCTCGCCGACCTCGATGACCATCCGGGTGTGCGGGTTGAAGAGGAGGCGGCACTGCGTGCAGCGGAGCATCGCGTTGGGCAGTACATCACCCGTCCACGTGGTGCCTCTGCCCGCCGGGCCGCCGATGTACTCCTTCGTGAGGTTGGAGTTGCCACAGCTGATACAGACGAACTGTCGGTAGAAGGCCTCCTGCACTCTGACGGCGGGAGCGAGTGCGTCGGCGTACCCCTCTATGGCCTTGCGCGCGAGCTCAGGATTAAGCTCACGGATGACGCCGGAGTCGATGAACCCCTGGAGCGTGGTCGGTTTTTCTTTTGCCACGAGGATGAAGGCTAGCGATGGCAACAGCTCTGATCAAGTTTGCGCAGGGAGGCCCCTTCGGCTCGTCGGGAGTAGCGCAGAAGGGCATCACTGGTGCGGCAGTGACGGTGGCAAACGACAGCAATGTAGGCGTCGACGAGTGGGTCGTCATCCTGCTCGACGCGCCGTCGAACAGCGTCACCTACCCGCCGGCGGCGAACCCTCAGGTGCTTGCGCAGGCGGTGAGCACCACACCCCTAGCCAGCTTCACCCCCGACGTGCCTGGTGAGTACCGCATCCTCCTCGACGTCTTGGAGAGCGGGGCGCGCGACAGGGACATCCGCTGCTTCGGCGTCGATGACGGTGAGGGCTACTGCTATCCGGCCTACCAGAAGAACCCGGACCCGCTCCCGCTCACGCCGCCGGTGATCGTGCCGGCCCACCTGAGCCCGGCGGCGAAGCCCGACGAGCAGAACTACAGCGGGCAGAAGCGGGGGTACGCCGGCTCAGGCAGCGACGGGCAGGTGGACCAGATCCTCCGCACCCACCGCGACATGAAGTACAAGTACGTCGCCACCACGCCGCGCAACATCTCGGCGACGGAGGACCCTCCTCAGCTGCTGGTGCGGACAGTGACCATCGGTGGTGCCTGCGTGCTGAACGCCCCGGCTACCCCGCGCGTAGGGCAGTGCTGGTTCGTGCAGGATGTGGAGGGAGGGAACGTGCAGATCACGGTCACCCTCCCTGGCGGGCACTCCTTCGCCAACCTGTTCGGCAACCCCTCGAGCTACGCGAAGACCGCGCCGTTCCAGAGGATCGGGATCGCCTACCTCGGTGGGGCCTCCTGGCTCTGGCTGAACGCCAACATTCAGATCATCAACCTGCCCATCTTCACGAACGTCGAGGTGCGCAATGTAGCGGTGTACGACCGCATCTGCTCCTTCGTCTTCGATGGGGTGGAGTGGGACGGCGCGTACTTCAGCGTCGACGCCGTCATGGAGACCACCAACGCGCTGGTGTCGGCCGACTTCCAGATCTATAACCGGACGGCAGGTGCAGCCGTCGTCGCTTCGGCCCTGTCGACCTCGAACCTCACGCCCACCCTGCTCTCGGCGACGGGGCTGCAGGTGGGCGTCGACTTCACCAACACCAAGGACGTCTACGAGGTGCAGATCAAGCGGACGGGCGGTGGCGGCGGTGACAACGCGATCTGCTCCTACGCTCAGCTCACCTTGTACGCGACGAAGTACTGAAGGGATCACGGATGGGCGGCTTCGGTGGAGGTACGTGGGGCGGGCTCTGGGGCGGTAGTCCTGCGCCCGTAGGCGCCGGTGGCAGCCTACCCGTCAGCGCCCCGTGGGACGTCTTCTTCGTCTGCAACGACGTCGACATCCAGAACCTGGCGGCCTACCTCGAGGTCCACCTCTTCGGCGATGGGAACAGCTTCGCGTCGGGCTTGGGCTTCTTCCGGATCGCGAGCGGCGTGGGCAGCGCCCCGACCAATCCCACGGCTCACATCCGCTTCGATGTTCCAGTCAACGAGAGCTTCACGCTCGAGTGGCGCACGAAGTTCGACGCGCTCCCAGACAGCTTTCTGGACCTGCCGAACGAACACATGTTCGTCGGTGCCTCCAGCATCAACAGCAGCGCCGCCGGTCTGTTCATCTCGCAGGACGGGCTGATCTACACAGGGTCTGTCTCCTTCGCGGGCACCAACCTCGTCGTGGCCTCCCCCCTGGTGCCCATCCCTGGCACCGCGGGGATCATCCCCATCGGCGTGGACATGGTCATCCGCATCGTGGCCGATGCCGAGGCGGGGACCGCGTTGGTCTACGTCACCAAGGCCTCCGAGCTCATCGCGATCGGGCACCAGCTCGTCGCCATCCTGCCGCTGCTGGATTTCTCGAGCGCCGCCCCGCCGCCGACGCAAGACCAGGTCGTCATCAGCGTCAGGAGCGACAGCGGCATCGGCTCCAGCGCGACGATGAGCTGCATCAAGTTCTCGTCTCAGGCACTGGTCTCCAACATCGCTCCCATCGCGGACGCCGGCGACGACCAGGCCGTGCGCATGTGCTCCATCGTCAAGCTCGATGGGTCTAGGAGCTACGACCCCGAGGGCGAGGCGCTCACCTACGCGTGGCGCCTCATCGACGCCCCGCCCAAGAGCTCGTTCATCTTCGCCGGTGATGACGGCGCTACTTCCCCTGAGGCTCCTCCCACGGGCTACACCGACACGTTCACGTCGACCGAGGCCGAGGCGGAGTACGCGCTGAGGCCCTTCGGCTCCGGCGACGTGCTCGTGGTCCAAGGCGTCCCCTACACCATCGCCAGCATCCTGTCGGGCCCCTTCCGCATCGTGGTGGAGAAGCACCAGATCCCGGACAACATCAGCGGCGGGTCGTACAAGATCGTGCGCCAAGCGGTGATCAGCGGCGCGAGTACAGTCGCCCCCACGTTCTACCCTGACGTCACAGGGTTCTACCTGTTCGACCTGCTGGTGTACGACGGGCAGCTCTACTCCAGTCCCACGGGTCTGGACCGCGACGCCATCCTCGTCAACGTGCTCGAGTCTCCGTTGCCTCGAGGGTGTAACCCAGACGCCGGATTCTTGTTCGACTACCTGCTGAGCTTCTGGAAGCTCATCGAGGACAACGACGTCGTCGCTCAGTTCTGGACGGCGCTGGCGCAGGTGGCCGCCACCGAGCTCTACACGCTGTGGCAGATTGAGTACTCGAAGAGTCTACGCGACATCCAGCGCACGTTCATCCGGCGGTGGATCCACTACGACCTGATGCTGCCGGAGCCGCTGCCGGACGTCACGACGATCAAGACGGTCTGGGCTGGCGTGATCTCGGACCCGCAGGGTGCGACGGTGGCTGGGGTCAAGGGGACGAAGCTCATCGTCACCACGTCGGAGCTCGCCTCCCCAGTGACGCTCGAGTTCCTGGCGCCTCCTACGATCACGCTGAGTGAGCTCCGTGGGGTTCTGGAGAACAAGCTTCGGGACTTCGTCGACGACGGGTTCAGGGTCACGTTGATCGAGAACCGGAACACCGGGCTCACGGTCTTCAGGATCCGTCTCGAGAAGCCGTTCACGCTGATGACCGGGTCTACCCTGCCCATCTTCGGGGTGTACCCGCAGTTCAACGACAACCCGCGCGGTACCGGCGCCAAGGTCGGGGACACGATCTTCGACACCAACGCCCCGCTGGGGGACCTCGGCATCCGCGAGGACGACATCCTGGTCCTCGACGGCACCGGCTACCGGGTGGCGCAGCTCGTCGACAACGCGGCTGACGACTACCCCTACGAGCGCGTCATCCTCAAGGAGGCGATCGTAGGCGCCCCGGCCTCTTGGGTGCTCCCGGGGTGGGTGCAGTCAGAGCTGCTGAACTTCTACGGCGGCTTGGTCGACAACGGCGACGTCGTCGAGTTCGAGTCGCTGCAAGACGACCCGACGACTCCTGCGGTGGAGCAGATCTCAGCGCTCCTCGAGGTCTCGGCGCTTGGGGTCGCGGCGGGCAAGCCGAACCGTCTGGCCATCGACACCAAGGGTCTCGCACAGCAGGTCCACCAGAACGCGACCTCGGTGCGCCTAGCGCGTGTGGTTCGGCGACACTACTTGCCGGTAGACCCGCTCATCCTCTCCGTACCCACGCTCACGGCGAAGATCGTCATCGAGGACGACCAGGAGACGCTGCGCGAGAACGCGGACTACTTCGTCACTGACTTCCGCGGGCAGCGGTGTCTGCGCTTCCAGTCAGGCACACCGACTGACGCCGGCGACGTCTGGGATGGCGGTCGTCCGCCGGATCGGCTGTGGGCCGAGTACACGTACCTGGACAACCGCCCTCTCATCGAGGCGAACTTCGGCATCCCGGTCGGGTTCCGCTTGGACGACCTCGAGGGCCTGCCGGGTGAGATCGACTACCTGAGCGCCGTCCGCGGCCTCTGGTACGCATACTACAACGGTCCCACGGTGCGGAACGTCCGCATCGGCGCTCAGATCCTCCTGGGGCTCCCCTTCGCCGAGGAGGAAGGAGTCATCGAAGAGATCCGCGACGACTTCATCCTCAAGCGCGGCCGGCTGCTGCTGCGCGACGTGAAGAACAAGAGCATCGTACGCTCCTACGACTACCCTAACAGCCTCGAGCTCGAGGTCAACCCCGCGACTGGGGAGAGGTACAAGGTCGGGGACACCGTGGCGCTCTTCGCGCCACTGGTCGAAGGCGTGGAGGTCCTGGACTACGTGAAGGACCCCCGCTGGTTCGAGGGTCTGCTCAACCAGGGCATCTTCTACGAAGTGCAGAAGTACCACACCTTCTTGGTGCGGGTGAGCAGCAGCATCTTCGACCTGAGCGCGCTGCAGCTCACCCAGCGCTTCGTCAACAACATCCGTCCCATCGTCAAGAAGCCGCTGTTCTTCATCGAGTTCGTCGTCTCGGGTGACGGCGACGAGATCGACGTGGTCGACGCCGTAGAGATGAACCTCACGCTTAGCTTCTACGAGAGCGTGGGAGCGGAGTTCGGCTGGGCCGGCATGGTCGACGACCCGGACCCGTCGGGAGACGACATCGGCTTCCCGGATGGGATGAAGTCTGGGGCGTGGAAGAACGCCGTGGACACCGACGACAGCGGCGTCGCGCCGGTGCCGATGACGGCGCAGGCGCCGATCAAGTGGGGCGTGGACAAGGCCTACCTGTGCCCGGCCACCGACCTACTCGCCGTACGCTGTAAGGAGCACTTCGATGCGGTGGCCGACATCGCGGCGGTGAACCCCACTACCGCAGACTTCACCAAGACCGTGGGTGGGTGGCCAGACGTCGGCATCGAGCTCGGTGACATCATCCAGGTCACCACCGGTCCCAACGCTGGGTTCACCTTCACCGTCAGCAGCGTCGCAGGCTTCCCCGGCGTGTTCCGAGGCACGATCATCGCTGGTGGCCCACCGGTCAACAACCTCGGCGACACTATCATCCTCACCCCCGCGGTCGACGGATGCTTCCAGGTCGACCACGGCGTGCAGGAGCAGTTCACCTACAAGGTCCTAGCGCCAGCCGTCCCGCTCGCTGGCGTAGCGATCACGCCGGTCGGGGGCAACACCTCCACGTACACCGGTAACCTCACTCGGTTGGCCCTGGTGGTCCAGGGGACGCAGGGCGACGCGCAGTCGGCCAACATCGTCGCCGTCGACGTGGCCACGGCGGACTTCACCAAGGTCGCTGGGCAGTGGTCTGACGTCGACCTGCAGCTCGGGGACCTGGTCTCTGTGCCTGCGGGGTTGAACGCGGGGCACGTCTACGAGGTAGTAGACATCACCGGCTTCCCCACCACCTTCCGCGGGCTACAGGTGGCCGGGGACCACGCGCCCCTGTCGCAGTTGGCGCAGAACACCATTAGCCTCACCCCCCGCTACGAGGCGGTGGTGAAGGTCAACGGTGTGGAGCAGGGAGACTTTTCCGACACCTTCGTCGCCAACAAGGAGCTCAGGGTTGGGCTGCAGATCCCCGTGGTGCCCGGCGACGTGGTGACGGTGGAGGTGCGGCCCTCGGGTGGGACAGCAGCCAGGGCGCCCAACTGGGTCTCTGTCTCTGCGAGCGTCATGAATGAGGACGGCACTCTCTGGGCGGTGGACACGCCCATCCCGGCCGGGGTCTACTGCCTCGACGATCAGCTTTACCCATGAACCACAACGTCGTCATCCGTCACTACAAGAAGCGCCGGCTAGTAGAAGAGCGGCGCCTCCACAACGTGTGGACCACGGTGGGCGCGGAGTACCTCGCCGGCGTGGTGGCGCTGACCTCTTTTCTGCCAGATGTGCCGGAGCGTGCAGACCGACTGAAGTACTTCCAGCTCGGGATGGGCAGCAAGGAAGGCGGTGTCTCCTCTGACGCCACGGTTGCCGCGACCTACCCAGCAGGCTCCGACCCTAATGCCACGGCAGGCAACGAGTACGACAGAGCCAACCACACGCAGCCGCCGATCACCACGCTCGAGCTGCCAGTCAAGAAGACAGGCAGTACGGTCGCCTACCCCGGCAATCCGGCTGACGTCTGGTTGTTCGGTCCTAGCGACGGGCTCGAGGTGACCCACCAGGATCGCATCTCCACCTCTGTGCGCATCCTCGTGGACACCTCTCTCGGAGACATCACGGGCATCTGGGCCCCCACGGAGCTCGTGGAGATCTCCGAGGCGGGTCTCCTTCTTTCCTCTGCCGACGTCAACACGGCCTACAACCCCGTCGTGGCCTACGCGTCCTTTGCTAGCATCACGCTGGACGACGACTCTCAACTCGAATTCATCTGGACGGTGAGGTTTTTGGTATGAAGCTCCAAGAAGACATCGAGGTGAAGTACAACCTGCGCCTCATTGCTCGAGAGCGGGGGAAGATCGTCGACAGCCGCCTCACCCACAACATCTTCGTCAACCTTGGCCGAGAGTGGTTGAGTCAGCTCATCGCCTACGTGTCCTTCGGCCCCGACACGCCCGAGAACGACTACCGCGTGAAGTACATGGGCTTCGGGATTGGGGGTGACCGTCAGACGGCGCCGAGCGCGGCCAACAACACCCCCATCACGCCCCCCTACGCCGGCAGCAACCTGCAGACCGACACCGACCGGACCGTCGCCAAGATCGAGCGGCCGGTGCGCGTGAGCGGCTCGAGCTCCAGCTACCCCGGCCTGGCGGGCGATAAGTGGTTGGGGTTGATACAAGCACCGGCTGGGCACCCCACCGCGATGCGTACGGAGTTCCGGCGTGTGTTCACGGCCACCGAGGTCAGCTACCCGCCCTTCATCGCGGTGCCGCTCAGTGAGATCGGTCTGTTCACTTCCGCCGCAAACGACGAGGGCTACCAGAACAACCTCATCGCCTATGACACCTTCGACACCATCACGAAGACGACGGCGGTCGAGATCGAGGTCGTCTGGACCTTCATCTTCGGCTAGCCGAGTCTGTATACTCTGAGACGCCCTAGGAGAGCAGAATGCCGCTTCATCGTTTCGTCGACCCCGCCTACTACTTGGGCGTCGGGGGCGCCTTCCCGGGTTCGGTGTTTGGTACGACTTATGACCGCATCAACGTCACGAGCGGCGGGACGGGCGGTGGAGGCAGCGCCAACGCCGACGCGGCCAAGGCGGCGGGACCGAACGCTGGCACGTACTTCATGGCGTTTGGCGAAGATGCCACGAGTCGGTTCCTCAACCGCGCCCACCGCGCCCTCGCGCAGAACACCGACTTCTTGGACGACGTCGTCCATCGCGACATGGTGCGCATCGTCGCCGCCACAGCCCTGTCAGCCGCGGACGCGTGGATCGACCTGAACGGGACAGCAGACCCGATCTTCGTGGGGAACGGCGGGGCCCTGGCGGGCGACATCTTCATTGTGGTGGACGCGGCCACCCACGAGCCCATCTACGACCCGATCACCGGTACGCGCGTCGTCGCCAGCTCGATCGTGCCGGGTGTGCTCGGCACGGGATTCAGCGTCTCCAACCCGCTGCGGGTGAACTTCAACGTGCCGGTACCCACGGGCGTGTCCTACGCCGTCTACCACGGCCGAAGGCAGAACCTCGCCACACACGACAACGACCTCGTGTCGAAGCTCGGGCTGCCCTCCATCCCTGTCTTCAGCGGCTTCATGCGGGACGTGCTGCGTGGAGGTCTCGACGCGCGCTACCGCAACGCGCAGACCGCGGCCCCGGCGGCGTTGGACACCCCCGGAGCTGGTGCGATCATCACCCGCGACGGCCCCGCGCCGGCTGTCGACGTCGCCACGACGGCGAACATCTTCTACGATCCGATCGGGGCGTGCTGGAAGGCGTTCAGCTCGGCCTCGGGTGGGGCAGGCGGCTTCATCAGTGGGGAGTCGAGCGGCCTTGGCTACGTACACTACGTCAGTGATCGCGCAGCGGACGACCTCAAAGAGGCGGGCCCCGCCAACAGCGTCGGCAGCTTCGCGTCGGTGTGGCCCCATCAGCACACCGGCACGTTTGGTGGAGCGGTGCGCACGCAGGTGGTCCCCACGCGTGCGGCCAAACTCAACCCAGGAGCCGTTGGCGCCGACGTCGTCGAGCTGAACGTCGCGGACTACTTTTACGAGGGTACCAACCTCACGGCGGTGAACGTCGGCATCGACATGCTCGAGGTCACGCGCGCTAGCGGTGACATCGAGGTCTACGTCATCACATCGCTCGACGTAGGCAGCGCGCGGCGCTGCGTGGTGCGTGACCTCACTGGGGCTCCGCCCACCTTCCCGGCCGACGAGGTGGTGACCTGCCGCTGGATGTCGGTGAAGTTCTGGCAGGGCCCCGGTACCGGCACCAAGTACGAGACGATCAACGGGCCCTCCACCGACGTCGTGTACCTCGGCGGTCTGCAGTACTTCCAGATGCCACCCAATGGACACGCTGTCCCGCTGAGCGATGTGCCGGTACTGATCTCGGCAGCATCTTCCTCTGCCGTGGCGCTGCAGTGGACGTCGTTCCAGCCCGACGCCACAACTGGGTATGCCGGAGCGGTGGCGGGCCTCGGCAGCACCGGTTCCCATGGCGCACTTCTGGGGGACGGCGGGATCCGTACTGGCGGCTACAGCACGCTGGGCAACTACAGGCTCAAGTCTTCGGTGCTGACTGTGGCGGCCACGGGCTCGCAGCAGTGGGACCTGGTACGGTATCCGCGTCTCACCATCAACGTCACCGCCGACGCGAAGACCCTCACACTCACCCTCCCCGGCGGTTTGGTGGTATCAGAAGGCATGCAGGTAGAGGTCGTCGTCATCCTCGGTGGCGGCGTCACTACCTTCACGCTGCTCTGGCCGGTGGCGCCGACGAACTTCTACTTCAGCTCGACTGGCGACAAGACGCCGACCCAGAATCCCTCGAGCAAGACGGTCTACCGCGGTACGTACGACGGCACCGCCGGGTTCTTGATGACCAAGACCTCGTTCCCTGCCGGTGGTGTGGCAGGTCCGTGATAGGAGCAGTCGATGCCCAACTTTGACAACCTCGAGGTCCCCCTCTCCAGCAGCGCTACCCCGGGGCTGCGCGGCAGGGCCCTGACTGGGATCACTACCTATCAGCTTCTCTACGAGTCGCTCGTAACCGACGATACGCCCACCACGACGCACCGGGTGTACCTGGCGATCGCGGGGGGCGAGAACGGCGCGTTGGTGCACACCTACAACGCACGCTGGAACGGCGCGCAGTGGGTGCGGGACGTCAACACTGACTCCTTCAAGATCATCCTGCCGAACCCCACCAACCCGTCTCTTACGATCAGCAGCGCGTACGCCGCTGGGAGCGCCAGCCCCTGGGCGGACGGGGCGTGGGTAGACGTCAGCTCAGCGGGCAGTGATAGCGCTCAGCGAGGTATGCTCGCACTGGTCGGGAACATCCCGATGGGGACAGCGCCGTCCGCATCGACGCTGACCGCGAAGAACATCTGCAAGGCGTGGGGTTACCTGGAGTACGACGGCGGCGGTCCGGCATGGACGAAACACGACGCCTACAACATCAACGCGTTCGGCGCTGTGACCGGCGCCGGGGGCTACCTCACCCTCACCTTCCACACCAACATGTCCAACGCTACGTATTCCGCCACCGCGCAGGACAACACCTCAGCCGGCGGCATCGGGCGCAGGGCGAAGGCAGCCAACTTGGCCGCCGGCGGATTCAGGATCTACATCCTCGACGCAGCGGGGGCGGTCCTGGACCCCGCTGGCGTGCAGGGGTTCGTCTCGGTTCAGGTGTACGCTACGCAGTAGGAGGCACAGATGGAAGAGGTCACTTCGCAAGTAGCGCGAGCCGGAACGATGGCGATCGCCGTCGCCGTCTTCGTCGTCACGTTCTTCACCCGGCGCGTCATCGAGATCCTCGTGCCGTCGCTGCGGCAGGGGACCACCACCACGGTATACAGCACGCGACTTCAGCTCTGGTGGAACAGCGTGATCCTCTACGCCATCCCGGTGCTCTATGGTTCCCTCGCAGCCTTCATCAAGTCCGACTGGCTCTTCGGGCAGATCGACACCATCGGCGGGAAGATCCTGTTCGGTGGTGGCGTAGGGTGGTTCGCCAGCTTCCTGTACAAGGTCTTCCGGAAGGCTGTGCTGGCGAAGGTAGGCGTGGACATCCTCCCAGACGAGTCCGCGGAGGCCGAGAAGGTCGACGTGAAGCACGAGGGGTGATGATCGCACCTCTATGGTTGGTCGCCGCCTGGGGGTGGCTGAAGAAGAACTGGATGTGGATCCTCCTCCCGGTGGGCGTCCTCTTGTTCCTCAGCGGGCGACTTAGCAAGAAGACCCAGGTGATCGAGGTCGTGAACCCCGAGCTCCAAGGCCACGAGGAGAAGAAGCGGGGGATCGACCAGAAGGCCGACGCTGAGCTGAAGCGGCTGCAGGAAGAGCGCGCGAAGAAGCTAGCCGCGGTCGAGGCGGAGCACTCCGCGGTCCTCGAGGCTCTGCGGGAGGAGCAGAAGAAGAAGGCCGACGACCTGCGCGACGACCCCGACCAGCTGGCGCGGTACCTGCTGGAGGTGGGGAAGGACATCCGCGGTGAGCGGTGAGTACAGCCGCGTCCTGACCGAGACGCTGAGGGAGTTCCCCGACTTCTCCATCGTGCGGAAGACCGACAGCCGGTTCATGTGCCTGCTGGGCTGGCTCCTGTTCTTCAACAGGGGGTTCATGACCGGTTTCCACACGACCATCGGGTCGACGCTCTACGTCACGCCGGGGTGGGAGCAGATGGCCGATCTAGACCGGGCCGCGCTGCTGCGGCACGAGCGGGTGCACCTACGCCAGCAACGGCGATACGGGATGGCGCTCTACGCGTTCTTGTACACGCTGCTCCTGCCAGCAGTGTTCACCTTCCGCGCGAGACTGGAACAGGAGGCGTACGAGGAGTCTCTCCGGGCGCAGCTCGAGTACTGGGGGCCAGGGTCCTTCACGCCCGAGCTGCGTGAGTGGTACCTGCGCTGCTTCACCGGGAGCGCCTACTTCTGGATGCGCCCCTTCAGGAAGAGTGTGGCGTCTTGGTACGACGGGGTCCTGCGAGGCATGCTGCCGAAGCCGGACTGACGTTCTGGGCGGCACGTCTGGTAGGATTCAGCCGTGGACCCCGCAGAGCTCCTGAAGCAGGCGAAGACAGAGGGCGGCTTCTACAAGGGGCAGCCTTCCAGCCCGGACTCGGTGAAGTTCGTCCTGGACTTCCAGGGGCTCAAGATCAAGATGGACCGGCCGAAGGGGTTCATCATGTTCGGCACGGATGCGGACGGCAACAAGTGGCGCCGCACCTACAAGGTCGACTACGGTTTCATCCCCAAGACGTTGGGTGGTGACAGCGACGGTCTCGATGTCTTCGTGGGGTCGAACAAGAAGGCCCCGAACGCGTTCTGGGTGGTTCAGCGCAAAGCCGACGGCAGCTTCGACGAGTACAAGGTCTTCGTTGGGTTCAACAACCGTGACGAAGCCATCGCCTGCTACCGCGCGCATATCCCGAAGAAGTTCTTCGGGCGCATGATGAGCATGACCGTCGAGATGATGAAGGCCATGCTCGGCGAGGAGCCCAGGGAGGCCGTGAAGCCGCTCCCGAGGGGGGTGAGCGACAACCGTATGGCCGAGCGGGTCAAGAGCGCTGCCTGGAGCGGGTTCTTGACCACGATGCTCGAACAGATGAGGAGCACGTGATGCGCTGGAGGATCTTGGTTGCTCTGCTGCTCCTGCCCTCCCTGGCCTATGGGCAGGAGATCGAGACCATCCCGCCGGGGCCGGACAAGATTCAGCCGGTCAAAGCGCAGGAGCCGGCTCCGTACGCTGGGGTGCTCTACGACAACGACACCGCTCTGCGCTGGGCCAACTGGCTCCGGCAGTACAAGGTACGACTGAAGGCCGACGTCGAGAAGGAGCAGAAGGTCTGCGCGGTCAAGCTCTCCTACGAGGCTGGTGTGCTCGCCACCGAGAAGAGGCGCTCGAAGGAGCTACAGGACGACCTCAAGGCGCGCCTGCAGACGTCGGAGAAGGCTCGGCTCGAGGCCGAAGAGCGCGCGAGGAACCCGCCCTGGTACACGACCGCGTGGTTCGGCGCCGGCGTGGGCGTCGTGGGGGCGGCGACGATCGCAGGTGTGACGGCGTGGGCGCTGAGCTCGAGTAGGTAGGCGAGAGATGGCGGTCAATCACACGCGCACGTGGCAGTTCCGGGTCAATCGGCTCAACGCGCCGAGTGCGACGGCTCTCGCTACGAACCGCACGCACATGATCGAGGTCGTGGAGGGTTTTCTCGGTCGTGGCTCGTGGGTGGACAAGGACGGTGCCGCGTCTGCCTCCGCCGGTAACTGGAGCGTGTGGGGGGGCTGCGACGGTGCCGGCAACTTCGGCAACAACGACGGCGTGAACCGCTGGGACACAACCGGTGCTCTAGACCCCACGAAGCTCGTCTGGGCGGCAGCGGCCTCCAACCACTCGTGGATCGTCCTCAAGCAGACTGCCATCGACACCAACTTCAGCGTGTGCATCGACCTGAGCAACGCGAACTCGTACACCGCGACGGTCGTGGTGGCGTTCACTGGCTTCAACTCGGACGGTACCGCCACCGCTCGGCCTACCCCCATCTCCGGTCAGACCCTCATCAGCAACACGGACTGGGGTGGGATCAACGGTACGTCGCCGTCGATCCTCAACTGTGCGAAGAGCACGGACGGCAAGGGGTTTCGGTTCTGGTCCTACCGCAGCTCTTCGTGTGTGCAGTTCTGGAACTTCGAGGTTCCAGACCCCGTCGTCGCCAACTTCACCACGCCGTCAGTGGCGCAAGCGGTGGGTCACAGCTCTACCACCGAGGTCGTCTCCTACTCGTACCTTTCTGGTGGTGCCAACGCTTACTCGCGCACGCCGGGTGGCACCGTCTTCGGCTCGTTCATACCGCACGACGGAAGCCAGTCCGACAACGCCACGCCAGTGAACCAGGGGTTCCCCAACGAAGTCGACCAGACGCAGACCCTACGCCGGTGCTTTCTGTACTCGACCACAGTGAACGGTCGGGATTTGAATGGTGAGTTGGTGGACGCGTTCTGGGGTCAGGCTACCGGGCAGGTCATGACAGGGACGTTCAACGGGCAGGTGCTGCCGGCGGGTGCCGCGCAGTGGACGCGTGTCGGGCACCTCTGGCTGCCTTGGGTCACTGGTGGGGCCTACAACCCGAGGATCGAGGCATGAGCACAGTTTCCCTGGCGCGCACCTGGTACTTCAACGTGGGCACGCTCAGCCCCTACGTGAGCGGCGGTGCGCTGATCCAGAACCAACAGACCATGTTCGCCATCAAGAACATGATCAAGGGCACGAATACCGGAAAGCACGGGTGGCTGGACAAGGACGGTGGGGCTGTAGCGACACCAGCATTCTGGGCAGTCTACTACTCCTGCGACAGTGTCGTTGCGGGCACCGCAGGTGACGGCGTCGACCGCTGGTCTAGCTACGACAAGCTGGTGTGGGGTACGGTTGCTGGGGCGAACTCCTGGATCGTGCTGTACAACGCTACCGCCGGCCTCTACATGCTGCTGAACTGTGAGAACAGCGGCAGCGACTCGAACACGCTGGACATCTGGTTGGCGCAAACCGCGTTCACGGGCGGTACCACTACGGCGCGACCGACCTCCACCGACGAGTGGAACGTCTCAGCCTCCGCGACCTGGGGCGCCGGCTCGGCGTTCTCCGTGCGCTACCACATGATGATGTCGGATGACGGGTTGAGCTTCCGCCTGTACACGACCAGGGCGCAGAACCTTCAGGGCCTGTGGATCTTCGAGCCGATGGTCGATCCGGTCGATAACCTGGTGGGGGACATGATCACTGGGGTCTGGGGAGGCACGGCCGGCAACGCCCTATCCGCCAACACCTTCACTCAGACTGCTCAGGCCATCGGGCGCAAGACCGGCGGCCCCACCATCTCTGGCATCCTCACGAGCGAGGGCAGCCGGTACGCCACCAACATCCAGGCCACGCTGACGCAGACGGACCGACCGGTCTGGAATGACGTCGCTGCGCGCGACCAGATCTTCGCCATCGGTGCCTACGGCGTCACCTACACCAGCTCTGGCGCCATGCGCGGGCACCTGGGCTCGCTGGCAGACCTCTGGTTCGGGAACGACTTGTTCGTCAGCGGTCGCTCGTGGCCCAGGGACTACTCCCGCCAGCTCGTCACCCTGGGGCCCCTCGTCACCCCTTGGCCTGGTCTGGTACCGGAGCTTCAATGACCACCTACACCGCCCTCGCAGGCTCTGGGCAGCACTACCGCACCTGGCAGTTCCAAGTCAGCCAAGCGGTGGCGGTGCAGGCCACGCTCGCGCTCACCAACGCACGCGGCATGCGCTTCATCAAGGATTCGTTCACGGGCGCAGGCGCGTGGACTGACAACGCCAACGCAGCAACCACGCCGACGAGCAACTGGAGCGTGACTAGTTCTAGTGACGGCGTGGGCGGCTTCGGCAACAACGACAACAACGACCGGTGGGCCGCTGACGGTAACGTCATCTGGGCCAACGCAGGCGTGAACCACTCGTGGATCGTCTTGAAGCAGACCGGACTCGCGGGGACCGTCTACCTCTGCATCGACTGCGTTGGTGGAAACAGCTACTCGGCAACCTTCGTCTTCTCGCGCAACCAGTTCACGGGCGGCACTGCTACCGCGCGGCCCACCTCGAGTGGTGAGGTCGTCGTCAACGGTAGTGGGCCGACCAACTGGGGCGGGCCGGTGTCCAACGTCGCCAGCGTGCTGCACGTGATGAAGAGTGCAGACGGACAGGCCACACGTGTGCTGATGCACCGCAATAACTTCTGCGTGGCGCTCTGGGTGATCGACGCGCTCGAGAATGCGCCGCCAAGCTCCGTGAACCCGTACGTAGGCGCCGTGTATGGCGTTAACACGGCTGCCCCCGTCGCTAGCGCTGCGGTGCAGAACAGCTACGCCAACGCGGGCACCATCAGTCACGTGACGCACGTCAACGGTAACCCCGCGCTCTGCCTCTTCAACTTGCTCTACTACAACACGAACCAAAGTCTCGTGACGGTCCCCACGGTGCAAAACGACATGGCGGCTGCGTGGCGGGCGTCGCGCGTGAAGGTCCACACGCGTTACAACGTGAGCCTCAGCGGTACTGCCCCCATCACCGATGCGCGCGGCTACCACGGTCAGGTCCGCGACCTCTGGTGGGTGCAGGCTCAACTAGGTGAGACCGACTACGCTCCGAGTGGCGGTGGTCGTAACTACATCATCGCGGGCGACTTCGCGCAGCCTTGGAACACTACCGCCGCGACGACTGCCTGAGGTGAGTGATGGCTAACGTAGACCTGTTCGATGTCCCCGACACCGTCGAGTACGGGGTGGCAGAGCAGCCCATGGGCTACGACTCGGACGCCGCGAGGTTGCCGCTCTTGGCCGGCTTGGGGGTTGGCAGGGATACGGTCCTACCCTCCATCACGAACCTCAGCCCGGCTGCTCTGTCGTCCATCGCCCGTGCTGACACCATCTCGTTCGACGTGACGGACGTCACCGGGTTCGCGCGCATCGTCGTTGAGGCAGAGCGTGGGTCCGGCAACGTGGAGGTCATCCACGACGGGACGGGGTTCTGCGACCCGTTCACCGGTACTCGCACCCCGATCGCCAACGGCTTCACCTACTCCTTCGAGCGTTCGGGCTTCGGGTGGCCGGAGGCGAGCCTCACGCTGCGGGTTCTGGCGATCGATGCGGACGGCAACCAGTCGAGCCCGACGGACTTCAGCTACACGGTCACGGACCCGTTGAACCCGTACGAGGTCGTCTGGTACTTCAAGATGCAGGCCGAGGACGCCGGGGCGGCTCCTCCCGGCTTCGTGTACTGGATCGCCGTGGGCGCAGCCGACGAGGCCGGCGCCGGTTACTCGGGCGCGTCGCCCACCCCGATCGGCGCGATGGTGCTAGGGAGCGTGCGCGTGCTCGCGCGGTGGCAGGGCTAAGAGAAGGGCCGAGGCCCCGAGCGGAAGGGCTACAAGCCCTCCCACTCGGAGCGACGTACCATGTCCAAGCTCGGGAAGCCGAGCTGTCTCGCTNNCCGCTGAGCTGCTCGAGGTCGACCTCCACGACGTCGTCGGCCCGGGGCAGCACGCACCCGGGCCAGGCGCCGGCCTCGCTCAGCCTTTTCCCGGCTGCTGGTTGAGGTACTGGAGGACCTGCTGCCCCGTGTTGCTGTGCAGGGACTGGTACCAGAAGGGCAGGACATCCTGCAGGTTCTTCTGGGCCATGGCCTTGTAGAGCTCCACGAGGATCACCAGCATGACGTTCTGCACCTGCGCCGCGCCCAGGAGAGTCTTGTGCATCTCCTGCAGCGCCTCGATGGTGTTCATGCTGCCGTTGGCGACGCTGGAGAGCGTGTTGATGATCTCCTCGTTGTTGTCGGCCAGCCTCTTCAAGATGGCCGCGCTGGCGTCACCGGTGGCAGCGGCACCCTTGCCCTTGCCCTTGCCTGTGGAGGTGGGCGCCGCGGGTTCCCTCCCGTCGCTGGGCGGGGCGGGGGCCATGGGAGGAGTGACGTTCGGTAGCGCCATCTGCCCCGGCTGCGGAGGCGCCATCTGAGGCATCCCCTGCGGCGGTGGCGGCGGGGCCATCATCTGGGGAGGCATCATCGGGGGCATACCCATCTGCGGCG